TACGAAACGAATTCATAGCCATTGCAACTATATGTCGCCAAACGAATTCGAACAAGTGTATGAAAGAACGAACACTGAGGCTGAGCTTCTGGCAGGTTAAAATGGGGAGAAATTTCTCATTTTAACTTGTACTAAATCTTGACATAGGACCATTTATATGATTTGCAAGATTAGGATTGTAACCATTAAGTAAGCCTAATTTTAATGTGTATGTGTTGAAATAAGTGTACATATCATAAGAATTATATAATGTATTACCATTATAGAATTTGATAACATACCCGTCATATTTACACCACGCATTACTATTACCAATCCATTGTGTTAAACTAAATCCACTCATTATTCCAACATAAGTATCTGCTTGACTTACGCCGTTTTTAATTCTCCAAATATGTCCATTTTCATACATACCTAGTATTTCATCATTATTATAAGCAAGAATTAAAAATACTGGGGACCAATGTAATCCAAATTTTTCTCTGTTATAGAAAAAACCACAATAATTATAAGCACTACCGGCTTCACTAACAGAATTGTAATTTACAACACCATTTTCTTTATAAACAACCTCGGCATTTATATTAGTGAATAATCCATTTGGATTGCTTCTCGAAAGATTATCTTCAAATATCCCATAATTTTTTAAGTAAACTAAATCTTCCTTTAGCGAACCAATAGCTTCTCCCGTTGCTTTTGCTTCTGCAAGCCCACCTTCTATAGTCAATGTAGTGTCTGGCTGTGATACACTCTGAATGTCCTTAATAGCTTGTTCTTTTGCAGAATTTACATTTTGAACAGCTTCCGCAGATGTGTTTTTAGTAAGCTCCAAAAGCTGATTTATAACATCTTTTTCTTCCTGGCCTATCTGTGGGTAATCAATCTCGATACCCTCTAGCACTGGTACTTCCGCTATTGTGGTATTCCATTCAACACTAATATTTGAATCGGAATCCGTTTTAACAGCGCAAACAATAAAACGTACCGTTCCCATATACCTTGCTGCATTTCTTCCGATCAGCCAAGAAAAAGTTATATTTTCGCCATCTACAGCTACATCATCACAAATGTATTGGTCTTTGATAGAAACATTAAAATCCACACTGCTTACGTTTTCAAAGTTAATTCTGACTGAAAATTTGGATAAATCAAGATTATCTCCTACAATTTTTGGACATGAAAATTTAATACGTTCTGCATTCTTGTCAGATTGTACACCACCAACTACGATTGTAGAGGGCACGAAAATAACCCTTGTCTTAGCATCAATCGTGCATATATCGGATTCTTCAGAAAGCAAATTAACATCTTCTTTTGTGCTCATAAGTAAATCAAGTGCTGTTGTCATGTTCTACCCCCTTTGTGATACTTTGGTTTTACCAGTAGTTATAATGTATTTTCCGTTATCTTTCACTCCGGTGACAGATACAGAAAAATAATCCCAAGTAAGGGCTTCCGACGGAATTTCACATTGATTGTTTTTCAGTATTACTGGGTATTCTTTTTCCATTCTCCAAAATGAAGCAGCTATTTTACATCCGTTCCACTCTGGAGAAAAGATAAACAATGCTTTAAGATATCCAGTCGTGCCCTTTACCAGTCCAGAGAAATCACACTTGGGATCTGGATAAATTCTTTGATTATTTACAATAAATCTTAATACTCTCATGCAATCATCCTTTCCATTCCAACAGGCGAAACGTATGTAAATTGGTTTCCCAAAACATCTCTGGCTGTGCCAATAACAAACTGTCCGTAGTCTGCCAGAATATTGCATACAAATTCCTCTGCATCCACCCAATACCGTTTCTTAACCATGCAGTGAAGTTCTGGCAGTAAACCGTAGCTGAACATCACGCAATGACCTAATTCATGAATAAATACACGGTTCAAAAGTTCTCCATGTAGGTTGTTCGCAATCGAAATAATATGGGTGGAATAATCCGATACTCCAAGTGTTCTGTTTCCTGTGCGGTCAATTAAAACATCATCTTGTGATGGAACAAACTGCACTCTCCATAAATCCCCATTCATGTAGAATTGTCGTAGCATGGTTTATTACCATCCTTTCTACGAAAAAAGCCCCTGCCGCATTAATTTGCGACAAGGACTTAATTCATTTATTGCTCTAGTTCATCTGCTGTACAAGTCTGGTCAGGTCAGTTTTCATTGACTGTCTGAGCGTTGCATCTGCATCAGACCACATTTCCGTGAGATTACGGATAATATCAGATGTGTACTCCTTCATAGAATCATCCATTTTTCTTTTTGATTCCGTGTCTTTGGAATCGTGATAGTGCCTACGATTCTCATCGTATCTATCATAGGATTCGCCATATCTGGATTTCTTCCGATTCATCTCACCCATTTCCATATCACTACGGTCTGGATGATATCCCATGCGGTACATATTGTGCTCAAATTCTGGATTGTTTAAATACTCGTCCATCCAGTCATCGTCTTCCATGTACAGATATGGTCTATAACCTTTTCTGGTTCCCCTACCTTTTGGAGCGAAACGCCCATTTGAATAGCGGTAACGGTCATATCCCATGCGTCCAAGATACTTTTCTTCCTGTTCGCATTCATCCATAGCTTCCACGATACGATAATCTTTATCAGCGCAAATCGCACACTTTACGGATTCCATACAGTCTTTCAGATCGTCCCAGTCTTGAGCACTGAGATTATCAAATCCATGTGTTTTGGCTTTTTCCATAGCCCATTTTCCCATTTCCATTGCTGTCTTATGCATTCACGATACCTCCCCTCTTCACAGCCTGTACAACATTTTCTGCTGTTGGGGCTGTACCATTGATTGCAGTCAGATTGTTGTTCGGACTACATGCCGGATTTCCTAACATTTTGAACGCTCCACCAGTAGCACTTGTTGCAACTCTGGTTACATATTTTGTTCTGGTTCTTACGCCACATGCTGTTACCTGTGCACAACAACGATTCTCCAATGGATATAAGGTTGTTCCTGTTCCTATCTGAATCATCACTGGAGCGGTAATTGTGGTTGTATTTGGAATGGACTGTGCTAAAACAATGCAGTATTTTTCTCCATTATTGTAGCTTCCTTCCGGGATAGTAACCACAAGATTTCCACCTGTGAATGCAATCGCAGTAGACAGCACAAGGTGATTGCAAAGCTTACAAACATTCTTACATGCCATATCTTTTACCTCTCAATCAATAAGAGGTGAGCCGAAACCCACCTCTTAGAATTTAGTCAACCTCTAAGGGTGAGTTACTTAGCAACAACCATTACCATATGTGTTACATCCTGCGTACGCATATGGAGCCGGAACCTGGAATGCAGGAATCGGAGCCGGATTGATTGCATTGATTAACTGCTGTGTCTGAGAAGCCATTGCAGTTGTGAGCAATGCAGACTGGCGATCCTGGGATGCAGCACGTTTCAGATCAGAGTTCTCTGCCTGTAATGTTGCAATCTTATCGTTAGTCAGGAAGTCAAGGATTGCTCTTGTGTTGCTGTTCTGGTTTTCCAGAAGATCTCTGGTGTTGTTGTTCATTGTGTTCTGGAGAGCACAAGTGTTAGTGGCAAGGTTATAATTGATGCCCTGGATTGCTTCTCTTGTTTCGCAGCAACAATTTGCTAACTGAGACTGTAATGCATTGGTATTCTGCATACCGGCTACAGTATCAGCATTGATTGCCTGCTGAACGCTGTTGAAGCCTTGAAGCATTCCGACATTCATACCATTAAAGCCACTCTGCATGGTATTGTTAAGAGAATATGTGCTGTCACAGATACCCTGCTGAATACCTCTGATACCATTTTGAATATCATTAAGGGCGAATTCCTCATTAATATCTGAACGGGTAGCCCATCCTTGGAAGCCGGCACCATTTGTACCATTGCCACCCCAGCCACCAAAGCCGCCGAAACCGCCCCAGCCAAAGATAAGCAATATTATAATCCACCATGCCCAGCCACCGCCAAAGCCATAGCCTTCATCTGCACGGTTATTAGAGCCGCTTAATACAGCGACATCGCTTGCTGATAATCCACCATTCATCATAGCGATTACCTCCTTATTGATTTTTGTAATTTATACAAAATCAAAAGACCGCGGCTCTTTTAATTATTGTAGCGAATTTATTTTATTCCAAACTGATTCTTAACCTGCGATAACATATCATCAGGATTAATCCCTTTTTCTTGGCAAAGATTTCTTGCAAGTTTTTCAATTCCTGCATTATCACCTTTTTCCATCATGTTAATTGCATTGTCAATTACAGGATTATTTCCAGACTGTTGTTTCATCATATTGATTATGGCTTGTTGAGGATTCCCTCCACCACGTATCATCTGCATAAGTTGCATTGGATTCATCATCTCTGTTTACCTCCATTCTGCTTGGGTTCCGGTGTTCCCGACATTTGTGTCGGAAACATACTCTTTATTTCGGAAATCTCAGAACAAACATCGTTTCGAAGCTGATTAAACATAGCTTCTATGTCAATCGGTTTTTCTTCTGCCTTTGGTTGCTGTTGTTCTTCCGGATTTATAAGTCGGTAAACAAAAATTCTACTTCTTCCATCTGCCTGTAATTGTTTTCTATATATTTCTGTTCCATCTGTTTTTGGATAATAAACAGGATTACCGGACATATCTACATCTTTTGCCTTTACAGTATCAATGCCATCTACCATCTGTCCTTGCAACATGGGGATTTGTGGCACTTGTGGCATTGGTTGTTGAATTTGTGCCTGTCCGTATGGCATTGCCTGCTGATAACTATTCTGCAATTGTGCTAATCTATCTTGATACGGCTGTATTTGTTGAAATGGTTGCGCAAAATACGGATTACCATACTGCATATCTCAAACCTCCCTTGTTTTTATAACTATATTTTACAATAATAAGAGGTTGATTAACACGCCATGATAACGCCATAAATACGCCATTTTCTATTAATACAAAGAAAAGCCCCGACAATACATCGGGGCAACTTTCATAATTTTCTTCTTTAATTTTCTGTTTATGCGGTCTACTGTTCTTGTGCTGTAGCCCATGATTTCTGAAGCTTCTGCAAGTGTTTTTTCTTCGTAAACACGCAATCTGAATAACTCTTTTTCTCTGGAATCAAATCCAGCTTCACGCAAATAGAAGATTCTTTCATCTTCCGAAAAGTCTTTATAATTATCCATTCCACCGTCCTCCCTGTTAGTGGAATCAATATTACACCGGGAAAATGCCTTTAAGAGCAAAACCTAAAACAATACCAATTATTCCAGTTATAACATAAGCAATAATTTTGTCCTGTAATTTTCCTGGTTTTTCCATGAGTGCTTTTAAATTGTCGTTCATTTCGTCAACTGTATCTTTGATGTGTCCCAGATCGTTGTTGTATAAAGCAATTTTCTGTTCTAGCGCATTGATACGATTAAAAAAGCCTTCATCCCTTTTGGAATGCTTTTCTTTCATCTCATGGACGGCACTTTCCAATTCTTGCAAGCGGTGTTCGTTGATACACTCGTGTTCACATCCCATCGCTATTCCTTTCCATCACTCCCATTTTTTAGATATTGCTTCTACCCACCTAATTTGAAGCACCCCTGCGATACGTGGGAGGATTGACGTATCACGCACACACCATCTAGAATCCGATAAATGGAAAAACACCATGATTTACATAGATTTCAGTTTCAGAATTCCAACTTCTATTTACAGAAGATTCGGAATGTGATCCTTGGAATTCAGCTCCCTGTTTCACCAGAAAGAAAAGAGCCAAATCAAATATGCAATCATAGCAGTTTTCCATATCGGAATTTATTTTCTCATCGCTGAAAGATGAAGGATAATTCCTTTTCTTCTTAAATGAACGAATAGCCCTCTTTGCCGAAAGAGGAATCATCCTCGCAGTTTCTGCATCATCTTCAAGATAATTTGTCAAATCCTCTATAAGCTGTTCGTCCATTTAATCACCTACCTTTGCTGAGATAAAATCTCTGATATTATTCCAGCCTTATTAGTTGCTGTCAGGGCATAGCCGTTATCACTTGCAAGTTGTCTTAACTGAGATACAGTCATATTAGACAACTCGCTTTCTGTATGCTTATGTTTTGATTCATCATAATCACTTGCTACAGATGGTGACTGGCTGTTTTCATCGAGACTATGCCCGGTTATTCCCCCGCCTTGGTACCGATCACGATACCGCCGTTGGCTTTGGGTACAACCGGGACGAACATACCGGATGCTTTTGTCCATACTGCAACTGGATCCTGTGTAGCCCACATGGAAAGGGTTACGAAAGAACGGTTCTCTTCCTGAATGAACTGTCTGTATTCAAGTTCTTCAGGTGTCACACCCCAGAGGCCAACACCGAAAGAACCGTTAGCATCTGCTTCATACAGAGTAAATACATCCTCTTTGAGGTATCTGGCTGTTTTCAGGGTTCCATCTGCTTTTCTGAAATTAAAGTTCTCATCACAACGATCAATTGTGATTCCATATTCCTGCATAAGCAGATTTACAAGTTCCTGCTTTGTGAGAAGCCTTTTATTTGCAGCACCCAGAACAGCTGTCTGCATTGCAGTGTTGTTCCGCATGTAGTTAATCATTTTAAGAGAAGTAACAGCTTTGTTTACTACATAGCCATTGCCTTCTGCTACAGCTACCATTTTCTGGATATCGCCCATGATATCTGCATCTGGCTTAGACCAATCAGTAAGCGTTACTTTTGCACTTGCTGGAACGCCATAGTCAATTCCCATGTCAACATGGTTCTCTTTGATTGTTACAGCACCAGTGGAAAGGAACTGTCCTTTCATAACATTTGCTCTTGTAACAACGCCCTCGAACAGTCTGGCTGCATCATCAAATACAAAGTTTTTCAGCGCTTCATTATCCGGCACACCGTTTTCAATTGCCTGCCGTAAGTTTTCGGACTGATTGATTTTTCTCTTAATGAAGAGTTTTTCAGTCAGGACTTTTTCAAATCCAGGTCTTGTGCCTATTTCTGCTTCGCTATCAAGAGCGTGGACGAATGCAACTTCAGGGAGATTCTGTCCAGCCATAAGTCTGTAATACTCTGCTTTCAGATACTGGGTTTTTGTATCTGGGAAAATGGTATCGAGGATACCTGGTCTTTTAACGCTGAAATTCTGAGAGAAATTAAGTCTTTCTTCTTGGGTAATTGATTCCAAAATATTAAATGGCATTTGTCATACCTCCTTAAAATACTGGGTCTTCTGTGACTACAAAAACAATTCCGGTTTTTTCAAGCTCTGTTTTTGCAGTAGTGTCAACTGTTACTGGAAGTCTCTTTTCGAGAACACGTCCTGCGACAATCACAGAAATTGGTCTCTTGGTATCATCTGTCATATCAACATCTTCAAATACAATGCCGATTGCGCCTGTCGCATTTGTTGGATATACGGAACCTGCTTTAATAATTTTCTTAGTTCCAACTGTTTCAGCATTTGTCTGATCTGCTGTGTAGGTTTTGAGTACAAGTCCGACCTCGGATTCAAGAATATTTGGAGTGGACTCATATTGCTCTGTTTTCATAAAAGCCATTATTTATATCTCCTTTACTTAAATATTTACAGGGGCGTTACCGTCCACTGATTTAGTTTCCTGGTTCTTTTTTGCTGAGTAAGCTTTTGCAAATTCAGCAGCATCACTTTTCACTGTAGGTTTGCCGCCGCTACCACCGCCTGGATTCGGAGTATTTTCCAATGCTTCCTTCTCCCAAGCTGCTTTTGCAGTATCAAGCGCTGTTTTATTTGCTTCGGAAACTCCCTTGACAAAAGTTTCAACTTCTTTCATTACATCCTCGGATTTCTCACAAGGCATGGACGCGTATGCTTTAATAGCACTCGCGTATGTTTCGGTTGAAAGTCCTGCATTTGCGAACATAGAAGTAATTTCACTGGTAAGGGCTTTTTTGTTGGATTCTGCAAGCGCAGCTTTCAAATCAGCTAACTCCTTATCCACTGCTTCCTTTTCTTTCTTGCGTTCAGCTTCTAGCCGTTCGGCTTCGGTCATGTTCTGCTTTTTCAACTCTTCCAACTCTTTTTCCAGGGAATCTGCTTTTTCAGCTTTTTCCTTCAGAGAAACATTTTTGTCTTTCTCTTTCTTAGTTTCAGCAGAAATAGAATCAAGAAGCTTAGAAACCTGTTCCTCGGAAGGTTCTGCAACTCCCATGCCGATAAGTGCCTGTTTTGCCTGTTCTCTTGTCATTGAAATCTCCTTTCTTCCAGTCCAATACGCTTTTTCAACACGGTTCGCTCCGCACATGGTCTGTACCCGATTTACGCTCACGGGCTGTTGCAATTTATTTGATTTTGAGTATTAAAAAAGAAGCCTTAGATTTCTCTAAAACTCCTTAAATAATCGAAATTTGGTTCATTCTTCGTTAGATGGAGAATTTGCCATTGGTTCTGTTTTGGACGGATTTTGAAACTTTCCGTCAAGTAATTGCTGTGCTTTCTGCATTTCCGCTTCCGGGTCTGCCAGTTCCGGGTAAATAGTTCCCAGATACGGTAAACTCATTTCGTAGACTTTCTGCGGATCACTAAATAAACCGCAAGTAATCAGTGCAATAAGCGGATGAATTTTATTTTTGAACAGATAATCAAGCGCTTGTGCTTTTACAAGCATATTGTCTGTTGGGTTTCTGGTTATCTTCACATCGAAATCTCGTGTTGAGATATTAACATCATTTGATGTGCCACGGATAATATTCAGAATAATTCTGGCAGATTCCTTTTCAGCTTCCTTGGTGAATGCTTCTACCAATTTTGCATCTCTCTCTGCAAAATCCCATCCATTACGAAGGTATACGGCATTTCCTGTATCCCCTCCGCTGTTGCTTTGACGGTTTGGCATTGCTTCCACAATCAGCATATTATTGTAGATATCATCCTTTGCAACCTGGCTTTCTGATTGATTTAGTTCAGCGGTCATCAGTTCAACATCCGACTGACATCCATTTCCGGTATCTTTAACAGAGATAGCACCAAGCTTTACCATTTTCAAAAACTCGTTTTCGTCTACCTCGCAGTTTTTAAATTTCATAAAGGCTTGCACAAACTGTTCCACGCCATTTAATCTATCAGACTGATATTTGTTAATTGCATCAAATAATGTGATTGCAATTTCAACATCTGAAAGTCTGTCGTGATTATTCGGACATTCAACAATAGGAATCCCGCCAAAACCATTGATGCCGTAGTTAGTTACTTTTCCATTCTTGATTTCAAAAAACTGGTTCTTTGAATAACATAAATAATATTGCTGTTCATCTTCATCTTTTAAAATCTGTACGGACAGCATTGGCTTTCCATTTCTCTGCGAATACACAATGTAGCAATCGCCTGGATATGGAATGAAGATTCTAAACGGTGGTAAATCTCCGTTTTTTGTCCAGTCCTCTTCTTTCAGAATAGCCTTATAGGAAGTTCCTGTTGCACTCTGGTATATTGCCCTTTGGATGTTTCTTGCATCTGCATTGGCTTCATCCAGATAATCATTCAGAAGGTCAACTTGCTCATTTATTTTTTCATCTGCATTTTTCTTTTTGCATACATACTGGATTGGTTCCCCACAAATCTGTCCAGCTTTAAATTTTACAGTTTCAAATGCGTGATTTTCAACCACTCTGTTATTAACTTCTGGACGGACTATTTTGTTTCGGTATAATATCGGCTGATCGCCTTTCATGTACCGATACAAGTAATCAATCAATGTTCGGTTTCTATTATGTATGCCAATAGTATCTGATACTACTTTTACTACATTTTGTGGAGTGATTCGGTCAACGCCTGTGTAGGCTACTTTTCTACCGAACTCACCTCGGCATAAATCTACAAAATTCATTGTATTTCTCACGAGCCGAACCATCCTTTCTGTAAAATAAAAAGCACTGGATATTTCAATCCAATGCTCTACTTTATATTTTACACATATTAAAAGTATCTTTCAGTATACTTCGGTATCATCTTTCGAAACCTTTTATCTTTTTTATTTCTGCTATGGCTTTTAAATGCTTTTTTTTAATGTGAATCTCTGAATAACCCATCTCATCTGCAATGCGAACCAAAGATTTGTACTCAACATAGTGCTTAAATAATATGTCATATAGTAATGGATCTTCAACCTGTTCTATGGTTCGGACTATTTCTTGTCTTTTTTGTAAAAATTCAGATATCATTTCTGAAATCTCTTCTCGCAGATCAAATATCTTCGCAATCATATCTCCCATCGGATCACGTTTTACAGAAGTTTGTACCTTTTCTCCAACAGGAATTGCAGATACACTTGTGGAAAGAGAACTGAGCTGTTCTTCTTCGATAAGCTTGTTTTTGATTCTGTTATCATAATTTTCAATCTGGCGTAAATATTGAGTTGCAGTCATCATATTCTATCTCCTTCCCCACATAAAATTTTTGGTTGCTTTTACTTCTGCAAATCTTTTTCCAGCAAGTGTTATTGCAAGCTGTGTAACTCCATCTGCGGCGTCATCATGCTCATTATCGCCAATATATACAAAGGTTGTTAATTCATCCATGGCCTTTTGATACTGCTTGTCTTGATATTTCGGAGCCAAAAATATGAAATTCTGCTTAACATCCCCGGAATACTGATTTATTTTTTCTTTTTTTGCTTGTTTTGAAGGTGCTTTTGTACTGGTCGTACTGCAAGCGTATTTATGTTCTTTCAACCGTTCATTTACATAATAGGCATACATATCTCCACCATTATTTGCTTCAAAATTGATGGATTGAATATTATTACCCATGATTCTTCCAACAACTAATGGCAATGTTCCTTCTTTTGGTGCCGTGCTGAAAATCCAGTCATAAATATACACATCTCCATTTTCATATTCTGCGCCCACTGGCATTGATAAGCTATCACCACCACCCCACGCAACATCACAGGCAGAAACATTTTTAACAAATCCACCTTCTGGAAGAACGCCGTTATAATATCTCAATTCGTCAGCTGCAAACACAATTCCTTCACGTAAGAAGGGCTTTTGCTGATATTTGGCTTCCCATTCGTTAGCGTCTAACCTCGCTTTCATATCAACATAATATTTTGTTGAAAATCCAACGCCATACTCATAATCGAAATTAGATTTACCCTCATCATTCAAAGCTGGAATTTTTCTAAACCGATACATTGGATTATCGTGATTTAGCTTCTCGATTTTTCCGAGAGGGTCATATAAATTCCATCTAGTTCCAACCATAAGCTCCCTTGCGCCATCAATCTTACGGTCAACCATCTTATTCAGATATTCTTGATATGTATTTTCTAATCGGGTAGGACTTAATGAATGTTGCCTATCTCTTACAAGGTCATCCACATACAAATAACCATCGGAAGAAATATCAACGGCACCCGTCCAAGTTCCTTCAATACCACGGCAAGTCATTGTTGCAAATCTATCTGGCTTGTCCAGGTTTATTTCAAAATCATCAGCACTCTGTTTTTGAAGTTTCGACTGTGGAAAAATTTCACTGTAGTTGTATTCCTGTGTATTAATGAGATTAAGAAGTTCTCCGTAAAATCCTTTTGCCAGTTTTCCAGAATGACCGCCCATTGCACTGTGACTATTTGGTCTTTTCCCCATTATCCATGACATAAAGAAAATACACATAGTGGATTTTCCAACACGGCTCGGAAGCGATAAACCGTAAAACTCTATTTTTCTTTCTTCCAAATCTTGTAGGTCTTGGGCTACCACATGTAGTGTTTTTCTTCGTGGAATATAAAATTTCTTGCTGTCTGGTCTATTTTTTTCCATATAAAGCAAGTAACTTTCAAATAAATGTGGTGCTTCCAGTAACAAATACTGCCAATAGATATCATCAAAGTCACCACTTCCAGTTAATGCAGCACACTTCTCTGCTATGTTATGTGAGTATTGACTTACTTTCATAGCCATTTTCCGTGCTTCTTGATTCTCGTTGAAAGGAAGGTCAATATTCATATTTAAGAGCAAATCAAGGCAATCTTTTTGATTTTGATAGATTGTCATGTCACTACTGATAATCTGATTTAGGACTGTCCGATACCATTCGAGCGAGCCTTCTGTAATTTTTCCCATAAAAATAGAGCCAGACCTCCTTTCTTTTTAGGATTTAGTCTGGCTCTCATGTGGCTCTCTTGACTTTTCTTTTTGTTTTTTGTATTCTAAATATTTTTCAAAACTATATTTTTCACAATATCTACAATTTTCTAATCCATCTGGTTATGGATGTATACACGGAATGTTTCTTAATTTGAACCATACAATTTAATCACTTAACTTTCTGCAAATTTCAATAAAATCTGGCTTACTAAGTTCTTTCAGCTTGTCAGCATACTTCGGAAATTCATGTGTATATATCGGATGACCTAAAAGTTTTTCTGCGTATTCGTATGCAAGTTTTCGGTCATCCCCTGTAAGCATACAAATTCCTGTGTAGGTTTCAACTACTACCGCTTCTTGTTTTGTCATACATATCCTTTCTTGATAAAATCATCTTTTTAATTCCGTAAAAATATTTTCAATTACTTTCCATTCTGCGAATACTGCCATAAACAGTAATGGTACTGCAGAAAATCCCCAATGATTTTCAATCATCATTTGAATTGTGGCTATCAAATAATCTGCTACCCACTTGAATATAATAAAATTCGCAATTATCCAACATATTTTTCTTGCCTTCTTCACTCAATAGACCTCCATTTATTTCCACGGTATATTATCATTTTCGTGTTCCAAAAAGAAATCAACCTTGTCAACATATCCTTTAGCTATCAGTTTTTTTACACAATCATCAACTCTTACAGGAGATGTATACCTTGTAAATTCATTTGAATATACAGTCTTGGCTGTAATATTTCCGCATATTTTGCATTTTTTTACAATATAAGCATTTATATGAGTACCATTTCCGTAATCTATTCTGTCATAGCATTTCCCAATTTCCTCATATAGGTGGGAACATTTTTCTTTAAACCAATTCATACATTCACCTCACTGGAATCCCTAATTGTTTGTAGGTAAATACGGCAGTGTACTTCTTCCCACATTTGTAGCAAGTTTCTGTAATGGTGCAAGTCTTTTCTTTATCATTGCATTTCGATTCTGTATCCGAACTTTTGAACTTGCATCCACCTGTCAAAATACATTTAATCCGTTTTGTGTTCATCTTGTTCTCCTTGCAAAACTTTTCTGATGCAATCCTCAACAAGTATAAAGTCTTTATATGACATACGCATCTCGCAATTGTAAAAATGCTTTCCAATTTCATTTACAATTAATTTATAAATTCTAAACTTGGTTTCTTCCGAAAGTTCGTCCAGTTCCACAGGTTTAGTCTTTTGAAGTTCTGTCGCATCACTTGCAATCGCTTTAATAGCATCTTCATCAGGCACTTTTATAGAATTAATAGTTCTAACAATGTACGGAGTGTTTTTTGAACGCGATATAACCTTGCGCCATTCAGCAACAGTTCTTTCACCTGCGTCTTTCTGAATGAAAGTGTTCAAAGTGTTTCCCCTATAACATTTTATCACTGCATCATCATTTTTTATTTTTACTGAATATTCCTTTTGGAATTCAAACGCAATGTACTCAGTATAAAATTTTAAAACGGTCTTTGTAATTGGCGGATAAGATATAAGAAGAATTTCCTCGATATCAATCTGCGCATATGTTTCTATTCCAAGTTCGATGATCTCAATCGGAATCCTTTTAACCACAATTCTCATACATTCACCTCAAACTCTTTCTTGCAGTTACTTCCCTTGCACTTCAATTTAAGATGCCTAATTTTTGTTTCTGGACTAATCAGAAGTGCTTTCTTTTCGCAAAAAGGGCAACAGGCGTATTTCACTCCATTGATATTCCTCAATAATGCCTGTCCATTCCACGGTTCGGGTGGGTTCATGTATTCAGAAAAATCTATTCCTTCGGATTCTAATGCTGACTTAATGCTCATTTATTTACCTTTCTATTTCTTTTATGCTTTATTGGTCTTCCCTCTTTGGCTGCCCTTTTTATCATTCGCCGCGCAACAGATTTAAAAACATTATCAAATTTCCGTTTCCCTTTTCTTCCAGCAATTTGTCTAAATTTTGGCTTTTTATTCATTTTTAAGCAGTTATTTGGTATTTTCTTAAAACCAATTTTCATGGCTTCTTCAATGCTTATTTTTTCTTGATCCATTAATTTTCCTCCGCTTCGGAATCCCATGTATTTTACGGAAATTGTTCTGGTTTATTCGGTCTGGGGCAACTAGTGTCCAAAATAGTTCATCACTGAATTTACATTCAAATTCAATACTTAATGGCTTGCCTATGCTACAAAGTGTACCGTCCTCATTTCTGTGAAGAATACCGCCTTCGATAACAGTACCATCCGAAATTGAAATCTCTGGTATTGTTTCAATAACTTTTCCATTACATGTAAAGAAATGCTTTAATTCTTCCTTTTCACCCATATCAGCACATCCCTTTGTTTTTCCTTAAATTAGCGTATCGGTCAACTATAACATCTATTGTTGTATAAAGCTGATTGATTGTGATGCAATCGGACTGGTGCTGTCTGCGACATTTTGCGATTTCTACAGATTCATCATAAAATGGCGTATCTGAATTTTCACACACCTGCCTTTTTAAGTCATCGTTGTAACCGCACATTTTATCCAGTTCAGCCTGAAGCTCATTGATTTTATTATTTTTGTCTAAAATTTCATGTTGTTTCTTTTCACATTCTTCAGACAACCGAACAACCTTTTTTTTCAGCTGATCTACAGTCCAGTTTGCCATATCCTCAAATTTCATATTTACCACCTCTGTCTTCGAAAATTGTTTCTTCCAAGCATAAATTTTTCGGCTGAAAAATTATCCTCTACATCAATATGTGCTTCACGGTCTTGCACCTCATATCCGTTTGGAGTTAATTCAAGTTTTGCAGTATATTCAGCGCCACAATTAGTGCATTGCCATGTCACATTTAAAAAGAGTTCTTTTTCTCTAAAAGGTTTTGCGTAATCGGAATTTTCGCATTTCAATATTCCACCGCAAACAGGACAATTGCGTTTATCAAGTAAATCTAGCATTCAAATTCCCTCTTCTCCCTGTGCTTCATCTGACAGGCAATCATTTTAGCTATGTTTTCACGTTCCTGTTTTATGCCATGACCTTGTCGGAATAACTCACATTCAAGAATATTCCCGCAGTTTGAACATTCGTCTTTTATTTCTTTACCACATATCTCCATCTTCTTTTCTCTCCCAAAACTCACAATAACACTCTGGCTCTGTAAAGTCTGCGCAATATTTGCTATCACCATTGAAGCAAGCCCATGTGAAGTCATCATGTTTTCTACAATTCTTGCAACATTTTTCTTCCATAAACACCTCTTGTTAAAAAAAAATCCAGTGTGCCGACTTGAACGGCATAAACCTCCCAACGAGAAACACTGGAACTTTAAGGGGGAAAATGCAACTTCTGGCAATGGCAATTTGCCAGATAGAAACAACAGGAATCGAACCTGTGTCACATGATATTCAATATCATTGCTCTACCACTGAGCTATGTTTCTTTTTTCATCATAAAACGCTAAACTAGATGATTTTTTTAGAATCCCCGACTACCACTCCTCACGGGCATTGGTCTTATCTCTCTAAAAAGTTTTTGCACAAGATCGCTAGTGAGTTGCGTCTATATGCCTGCACGAATGCACACAAACGCATCCGCATTTATGTGCAAGAACTAACAATAGCTATGCTAAAGTAAGATATCCTATCTACACCTGGTAGATGGAATTGCAGGAGACGGATTCGAACCGCCGTTCTCAAGGATATGAGCCTTGCGAGATTCCACTTCTCTATCCTGCCGGAACCCGGAAAAACCGGGTTAGCAATAGGTTTATCGTGTTATGCTTTCCACTATCTACAAGTTTTAGTGCTGTAGATTCACTGGATATTTTTATGCGTCTTTGAACGGCATCTCTTGAAAACTCCTTTTATTAACGTGCGCTGCGTTAATGTTTTTAACTCCGAGATATACCAGCCGGGAAATCAGATCCATTTAGGCTACGCCGTATCGCACCTATAAATTTACCTAATCCACACGCTCAACTGGAAGTTTTTTCCACCCATATTACGGATGAATGGCATTTAGAAGAAATGGAAGCTCTGGGATTCGGACCCAGGACTTACGGCTTATGAGGCCGTTGCTCTTACCGCTGAACTAAGCTTCCTAAGATACCGAATTATTTGACCGCCATGACAAACAATCCGGCACTGTTGCAGTTCTTGACCGCCAGCTGCAACAAAGGTTTTCTGAAACGCTTTTGGATTTCAGAAAGTCTTCCGGGACATTTGAAGCCCCTTTAATCAGCCCCGTTGGGCTAGAAGGCCGAAGCGAAAGTTGTATGAAAAAGAAAAATATTTGCAATATGATAAATATTGCAAACTGGGCTAGCTGGATTCGAACCAGCGAATGCAGCAGTCAAAGTGCTGTGCCTTACCTCTTGGCGATAGCCCATCAACCCCGGCGCACCATTAAGACCGGGGAAGTCGTGATATATAAGTTTATGTAATTAATATAATAAGTAATTAGCACTTACACTACTCTGGATGCCTCGACTTATCACTTTCATAGGCTTTTCCGAGCCTACATGGATTAAGTCGAAGCGGCGCTTTTATGAATTTAACCCTTTCGATTAAATCAATCGGGATAATTCCAATTGGAACCGGTAAATACATCTATCACCTCGTGCAAATTAAGAATATGTTCAGTCCAAACACCATTTCTAACAGTATGTAGAAAAGCATTTGTAGTGAATTAATTTTCGTATCTTCAAGCGTTGCCAAAATTCCAGCAATAACAATTACGAAGAACGAAAGATTTGATGCGACTCCAATTACATTAAGTGCATTCATTGTTTTTTTCCTCCCCGATTAAGAAGTCCAGAATTTTTTCTGCAATTTCTTCCTCTGGCTCAAATGGCATTCCACAGTAATTGTAGGATTCTAAAGCCGATTTTAGGCTTGATTTGAAGCCATTGTAAATTTCTCCATGTTGTAACAGTTCGTGCCTTAAAACACAAATTGCATCAGTAATTGATTGAGAAGTGACACCGATTTGTGCCAAGCACTCCATTTCAATGTCTGGGACAGCCATCATTTCAAACTCAAATACTGGAATTTCATCTACAGCTACATGAAAATCTATTGATCTTACTCTTGGAACTTCATTTCCGTCAATGAAATATTTTGTACCAAGCCAATCACAGGGGTTGGGGTTTGTGATTTTTACGACACTCATCCTTCTTCCACCTCCCCGAAATATTTCTTGTAAAGGGAAATGTCTTTATTTCCCAATAGAACTTTGATTTTATCTTTATTTTCTATTCGCAAGATACTGTAAGTAATCTGTTTTGATGTGATTATCATATTTTCTTCTCGATACTCTTTCGTAAATTTAGAAACAATTGTATGAGCTGAAAACCAATTTCCTTTAGCCGTTACAAAATAAGTTCTTCCGGAATAAAATGTATATCCGATTTCTGCACAATATTCTTGATCAAAAAATATTATTTCTGCATTTTTAGTGCTGTAAAGTTTTCCATCTGCACAAATAGCCTCTGCGTGAATGGTTTTATCTTCTTTTCTGATTCGCATTGTATAAGCATTCGGAAATTTTTCTTCGCTTTCTTCAGAAACACCTTTTTTATTTTTTGAGAAAAATTTAAGCACGCCTTTTCCTCCCGAAATATTCATTAACTGCCTGTCTCACAATATCCGATACGCTCCTGTCTGTTCGGTTCTTCTCTTCCAGGAGCCTTTTTCTCTGTTTTTCGGAAAATCGGATGCGGATGGATTCGGATTGTGGGTTTGGTTTCATGAGCATTTACCTCAACTTACAATTTCAATTGGATATCCTAAGTATGCTTCCAACTCTGAAACAGTCAGTTTGCGTGGTTTCTTTATTTCGACATAAGCACGCTGTATGATATTGTCTGTTGTCTTTGCGATTGCCTTTCCAGTATAACTTTCAAGCTCTTCGTTTGCATATACATTCAAATGTTCATATCCATATGCCCGGCACCATCTTGCAGCTGAATCAACAATTTTTCTTAGCTCTTCTTGCTCATCACCAAACAACTCCGAATATCTAACCGCTTTGTTGAAATCACTCGAACTTACTTCATAAGGAGCCACAACATGTTTATATGGACTTCCAATAAAATGAAAATATCTATGTGATTCCATTGCTTTTTGGCCTTTTGGCAAGTTGAACCCTTGAGCTATTGCTTTTTTAAGCAACTGTTCTGATTCAACATTGTTTTCTGTAACAATGCACTTATTTGTGAAATCAATCATTTTTATCACCCTCTAAAAGTTTATATAGCGTGCTTCTTGAAACTCCCATAATCTCGGCAAATTGTACTTTTGTTATTTCCCCTCTTTGCCAGCTACGTTTAGTTTCGTTGAAAAGTTCCTTATCTATCTCTTTTTTGGCACGACCTTTATATTTGCCCTGGACTTTTGCAATTGCAATGCCTTCTTTTTGTCGCTGCCGAATATTTTCTCTTTCTCTTTGTGCTACATATGAGAGAAGCTGCAAAACTATGTCTGCGATCAATGTTCCTGTCAAGTCTTTGTTTTGCGTAGTATTAAGCAACGGCATATCCTGTACAATAATATCTGCTTCAATCTCTTTTGTGATTCTTCTCCATTCAGCAATAATCTCTTCGTAGTTTCTTCCAAGTCGGTCAATCGAATGGATTACCAGAATGTCACCTTTTTGAAGAGAAGCAATCATTTTCTGATACTCTGGACGATTGAAGTCTTTCCCAGATTTTTTATCCATATAAATTTTTTCAACACCATCTGTTTTCATTGCTTCAATCTGTCTTGCTTCGTTCTGATCTACTGTCGAAACTCTTACATATCCTATCTTCATATATAATCACTCCCGTTTGTTTATAGGTTGATTATACACTTTTTCAATTATATTTGCAAGTACATTATACACATTTATGAGTATTTTTATTGACTATTTAAACGATTTTGATTATGATAATGTCAACAGGAGGTATTTATATGGTTTCTGATAAAATAAAGCAAATAATGAAAATGAAAAAAGTAACTAGCGTTCAGTTGGCTCAGCATCTTGGTATGCTTCCGCAATCACTTGCAAATAAATTCTCAAGAGGAAGTATATCTGCTGATGAGTTGATTCAGATTCTTGATTTTTTGGAATGTCAACTAATAATTGAACCTAAACCAGATGTCTCAATCAAATTGACGACTGATGATCTGAAAAGAGAGCCTTAATGGTTCTCTTTTTTTACTTTCTAATCAACCCCTGGCCTTGCAGCAACAGTCTGAATGTCTCTTTTCCTTTTACGGTTATGTATGTCTGGACGTTTGAATAGCCAAACGGTGTTGAAAAATCTTTCATCTGGAAAAGTCCGGCTTTCCTATACGGTTCATAGGGTTTAATAATATTGTGCCGATCACGGTAAATATAACCATTTTCCGTAAGCCACTTAGTAAACGCTTTAGGTGGGATATGGAATTCCTTTGCTGCATCTCGAAAAGTTGTAAGGAGCCTATTATCTATCAGACTGTCGAAATAATCAGCTTTAGGTTTCTGTTCCTGTACTTTCTGTTCAAGTAACTGTTTCTCTCGCTGCTCTTCAATCCATCTCTCGGCACGCTTTATCGGATCACTAATCTGGTAAGAGTCCTGTTTATGAACCATCTCGTATTTTCCGGTTTTACGGATAGATGGAAGAACATCTGCTGTAACCCATTCTTCAAATTTTTCTGCTGATTCAAGTTGGCTTCTCATAATCAAACGGTACAAATCACTTTCTGGAATAAAACTCATTTCTACTACTTTTGTTCCAGACTGAGTATATTGATTAGACACTGTTACGGTTACTCCATGTTTCACGGAGTGTCTACAATGCCTTGAAATTGCATCTTGCGGTTTTGAGTAACCAAGTGCTTTTGCTACATCTGTTCCCGCAAAATAAATTGTCCCGTTTATTTCAGTGGTTCTTACATTCCCAAATTCTGGATTGCTAAAAATCATCATATCGTTCATTCGTTATACCTGCCTTTCTTGGTATTGCCTTATTTTGTATTGGCAGAGAAACAGTTAAGGCTTACTGCTTGTCGTGTTCGAATCACTATCCCTGCCATGTTAAGGAGAGCTTTTTTGTTTTTTCGGGCGGTTTTGGTGGTAACTACCGCTGACTGGGGTTTTATATATACCCCCTCCCGGTCATCCAGTGCGGACGCTGGCAAGTCAGCCCTCCGCCCCATGGGACCCGCTGCCCTTGCCTGGTCGCTGTTTATCGTAGGCCTTCGGCAGTAGTCAAGGGAATGCTATACAAAATCCGTTGTAATATTGCACAAAAAACAATGTTTTATGAAATGTCTTTTTAGGGTGTACCCTATTTGTACATTGCGTATTGCTAGATATAGAATCCATTTTCTCGCAATCACAATATATAGTATTTTTACTGTTATAACTCCGGCTTTTCCATCTCTGGAAGCTGCAAAGCGGCTTTGTGCTTCTCTGCGATCTGCTGCGCGGTCTGCTGTGGTACGCCGTACTGTTGCGCTGCTTGTACTGGTGCAGTTTCTGCCATGCCGTATGCGGCTTTTGCAACAAATATCAAATTCGCATTTGTTCCGGTCTGGTTATGCAGTCTATTAATTGCACAGTTTTTGCAAATATCAAACCATTTTTTAGCCGTGTTACCATGCGATGAGTTTATTCTATACTCCCCATTCATCCAGTCAGTAAACGTTGTACGATTAATCCCAACTAAAAAGCTAAATACTTCTAATGTTGGTAATACATGATATTTACTGCATAATCTCACATAAGTATTAAACATTTTATCTAATAGCTCTATATTGTCATTACTTGGCTTTTGTATATGATCTGCAATATAAAAAATCATATCTACAAAGCTATCTGATACTTCTTTCTTATAGTTTTCGTTATCTGGTGATATACATAATACAGTATTTATATATTCATCAGCATATATATTAATATTATCTAAATAGATATCTACGTCTTGTACATTTACTGTATTATCTTTCATGTTATCACCTCGCTTTAGAACGTTAATTTGTAAACAAAAAAGAGAATGTCACCGGGTAAAGCTTATTCCCGGAAGGCTTCCGGGTGTTCGGGTACATTCTCTAAAACTCAAATTAAAAAAATATTCTGTTTTCTTTGTTGCTGATACCTTAGCACAGTTTTTAATATCTTGTCAAATTTAATTTTGCATAAAATAAAACCATTTATTTTGTTAGTAATTAATAAATAATAATTGGGGTATTATATTATAATCTTTATTTATATTTATATCTTATATATTATTATACGGTACTGTATAGCATATCTTTTAATAAACTCCAGCTTTAGGAATCTAGGAAGGGCAGAGAATAATTATATAATTATATATAATATAAGGGCGGCTACATTTTCGCAGATTTGCATAATAAAAGCCAGACCTTCCAGGAGTTTCTATCCGGCGTGATCTGGCTTGTTATGCGTGTTATTTAATTAACGATTCTGTGTACTTTCAGCCTCTGCCCTTCCTGAGTTCCGTCAGCTCTCGTTATCTGATAGCCTAAAGAAGTTTTAGAAAAATGTCAAGCGGTATTTTAAAAATATTTCTCTTGACAATTTGTGAAAATCTGTGTTATTTAAATATTAACAGGCTCGGCGGCGGTCTGTACTCTGTCCATAGCCGCCATAAATAAGCATTTTAAAAGCCCCGGGATTAATTTCCTAGGGCTTTAATTTTATTGACAAATATATTTTTATATGCTATATTTAATATACCTAAATTATTTAGGTGTGAATTGAAAAGTGTTTATTGTTAGTTAGACACGAAAAAAGAGGTATAAATTTACCTCTTTTTTTAATCCACATAATACAATTCTATTGGTTCCCCATTCTTAAATAAAATATGGCTTGCTCCCGAAAATGTAACTGTTGAGAAATTGATAGCTGCGTTTTCATCCCAAGAATAACCGTTTTCTTTGAAACTCTCGTCAGAAGAATTTTCAATCATATTTTCCACATAATCTTTTATGGGGTCTTCGTCGTCTTCTGTCCATTCTTCCGAGTATTCACATTGAAATTGTTCTTTGCATACTTCGTAAATCGGTTCTTTTGTCCCCTCATTGTAACTCTGGGACATTGTAATCTCGTGATAATATATTTTTTTCATATTTTTTTATCCTCCTAAAAGTTTGATTACCCTATAATTTTTAAATATTTTCTATGTCCATTCATGTTCTTATCAAGTGCATAAAAACATGGCTTTTCATCCCCCTGTAAAACTTCGCTGATTTCGTAGTCCCAGCCCCATGGAGCTTTTACCATTAACTTACCCATCTCGTTTTTAAAAGGCTCCCATCCTTCTGGTGTCTCTACTGTCATTTCATCCCAACAGTCAGCCATAGCATGTGGCGCGCCGAAAGTGTATTTCTTTCTTTTCTCTGCTCCCAGTACTCCGTAATTGCAATAGATTTTAATTTCCATGTTCTTTCCCTCCTTTTTTATTCTTCTTCCGGTTCTTCCATCTCAAGCCAGATTTGGCACTGTTCGCCGTCCTCTTCATAGCTGATCGCCTCGCCAGCTTCCAGGCGTTCCCGCCATTCCTCCGGGTAATTCTCCGGTCTGTAAATACAGTTTCCCGGAAGGAATTGATTTCCGCGCATTTCATTTATTTTCATATTTTCCCTCCTGTCCGCCCTCCTGGGGCTGTGTGGTTGTTTTTCTTTAACTGTCTTTATTATAGCGCTTATTAAACTATGCGTCAAGTACTTTATTAAACTATTCTTTAATTCTTCATTCTTTCTAATTCTTTTTGTATGCACTCCAGAACGAACGCAGACATCTTTACGCCTTTTAGATCGGCCGCTCTTTTAACGTCTTCCTTGGTTCCCTTTGGCGCCATTACTGTTATACGGTCGTACTTGTCTTTTTGATATTGTGCAATATATGAAAGTTCCTTTTCTTTCTCTTTAAATGCCATTTATTAACCCTCCTGTTATTGTTTGCTTTGATTATATCATTTATTAAACTATGCGTCAATTATATAGTAGGTTTTCACATATTATTTTTTCTCTTCCTATTATATGGAGCGCAAAAATACATATCATAAAAAATTATACGTTTTATTAAACTATGCTATTGACATTATTATTAAACTATGCTATTATAATACCAACAAAGGAACAAAAGAAACAAACAACCGGAATCGCCCGAACCACTCAAGCCAATGAGGACATAGGGAACCGGCACCGATTAATTGAAAAATTCTAGTTCCTAGGCAAAATAAAAAAGCTGGCTGCATCCTACCAAGACGAACAGCCAGCACCAAACTAAAAAAGAAAGGCAACCCCATTATAACAGGGGCGAAGGTAAAAAACAATGACAAAATACAATTATCTGGAAGCAGTAAAAGAAGACGTTAAAAATTATATTGATAGTGAAATTAATTTCACAGACTTTGACAGCCTGGAAGAACTGGAAGAAAAATTGAATGATGAACTTTGGATAGAAGACAGCGTAACAGGCAATGCAAGCGGCTCTTACTATTGCAATGCTTACAAGGCAGAAGAAAGCATAGCGCACAACTGGGGCCTACTCGAAGAAGCTCTTGACGAGTTCGGGCAGAATAACATAAACGTTATTGAAAAGGGCGCAGAATGGGCAGACGTAACAATCCGTTGTTACTTATTAGGGCTCGCAATTTCTGAAGTACTGGACGATCTCGAAGAAGATTTTGACGAAGCACATAAAGAAATGGAGGCTTAAACATGAAATATCATTATATAGCAATTTCAACACGCACAAACAATAAAAACCTTGCTTCTGTTCTTCGGGTTGCTGAATCTGACAACCTTATTTTTTCCTTGCAAATCCCCGGTATTACTTCCGCAAATATTTGCAGCACGAAAAAAGAAGCTGAAAACGTTGTTGACTTCTGGAACAAGTGTTACAAGACAAATAAAACTTATGGAGGGCTTTAAAATGGTAACAATCAAGAAAGCCACGCAAGCGCAGACAATCGCCGCCATAAAAAGCGGCGACTTCTCCATAGTTGATACAATCAACAGAAAAGCTGAAAAGGAAGCAACGGAAATTTTTACTGCTGTTTCCGATGGCGTTATTAAATTAGCTTATTGGGATATGTCCCCGGTAAAGCGCCGGGATGGTAAAAAGTCTGTGATGCGGTACGCTTTGCATAGATCAACGAAAAAAGAGGGCTGTTTACAACTCTCCTGTATGGAGCTTATCGGGGGTACGATCATCCCAACAAGCGACCAACAATTTAAAATTAATGATGATTATGATCACCGGGAATTTTTTCGCAGTCTTCCGGCTGTTACAAAAATGACTTTTAAATAATATGACAAGTCTTTTTATATCCTGGCTCCCAGGGTGAAGGGAAGAAAGATAAAACATGAAAAATTCAACTTTTAAGGAAAATGTAAGAAAGCAACTTGAAGCAAATAAAAAAGTACATGCTATGGGCTTAGATGTTTGGTATAATGGAAATTTTAAGCATGTACGAATATATAAAACATATAAAAACGAATATAACCAGGATAATATAAAATTTATTGGTTATATTGATGATGATTTCAACATTGTTATAAACGAATGATTTTTTCACCGCTTCCCGGTATCCAGTCTGGCGGCACGTTCACGGCGTGCAAGCGGTTTTTTGGCATTCTGCCAGATGCACCTTGTAAAGTTAATACCATAAGTCAATCAATTAACGTACTATTTTATCCGTAAATGGCTTTTTATGCTGTTAATGGGGATTTATGCCACTGTTGAATTATAAGCTGTTTATGAGCCTTTAAACGCGTTACATGCTTTATTGACTGTCTGTGGCTATAGATGTATAATAGCCTTGTATAGCTATGTGCAGCTATGCTTTATTTGTGTACCGTGTAAATTGGTGCATTTTGTCCGATTATGTGCGTAGCTTGTCCGGGCCTCCCGGTGATCTGTCGCAACTGTCCGGGCTATATATCAATTAGGGCTATATGACTATATTGTGATATGCTTGTATAACGCTGTATTTGCCTTTTTAAGGCGTTTTATAATCGTAGTCAATAAAATATATGATAAATACATTACAAGCTATTTAAGGCTTATTTTGTAAGAGTATTATTGCATTTTTAATCACTGCATTATATGCTGTTTGATGTCACAATCTATTATCTGTTGGCTGTTGGTTCTGATCTGCCAGGGCTACGGCTGGCTTCGTTGGTGTCTGGCATCGTCAAGACTTCATCAGATCGGCATGGTATCGGCTTCCAGTACTGTCCATGGTTTGTTTGTGCCGGCGGAAAAGTCGCAACTGTTCAAGGCTTCAATAGTTGCAACTAACTTGTGAATGATTCTTAAATTCCAACATCATTTTGCAAGCCGAAAATCAAAGAAATCCAGAAAAAAAGTGGCAACCAGAAAAAATCTCGCATTTTCTAGTTACCACTTAAATTTTAATTTTGCACAAATATTTCTATAGCGTAAAGTTTCAAATGATTCAAAATTCACAATTTATTTAATCCTTCTTTCTTCCGTGTTCCATATCTTCTGTGGGATGATTTCTCTAAACGTTCCGTCCTCTTCATTTGGGACTTGGAAAGTTTCTTCTTTCTCTGGTAATTATCAGTCGTTGTTCCCATTCACACCCTCCTTGTTAATCTTCTGATTCCTGGTTTCAAAATTTATAATCTTCGTGTCTGTTTCTAATTCTTCCGGGGTTCTTCCAACAATGATAACTCGCAGTGGCTTCAATCTCCGTTCCATCTCCTTGAAACCAACGCAAAATTCCAACCGTGCCGCCTTGCTCTTTACTCTTCCATTGGTGCAACAGGCAACTGTACTTCCCTCTGGTAGCCCATCAAAGCACCAGTCCCAACAGTATTCTGGTAATATGTTTACGTTCGGAATTATTGGAATATCATTCAAGATCATGTAGTGAGCCAGTGCGTGATTGCGGTATTTATTCCACAGGCACATTACCAGTGGCATTCCATTCTTGCCTACCGATATGCTAAAATCCGGCATAATGACTGCATGAAAACATTTTAAATGCTCCATATACTTGTCTGGATGATTCCATAATCTTTGAAACTGTACATCATCCACGTAGAAGTTTACATCCAGTTCCCGGTGGTTCTTAATCTTTCGGCTGAAGCTCTCCGCAAAGTCTACAGTATCTTTCCCTGGATGAATAAAAGTCTTTGGAATTTTCGGGATTCCGTACTTGCCTTCAAGGTCTGCATCAGTTATTAGAAACTCCTTCATTACATCATAGGCTGTGTGTATCTGCATATTTCGCCCTCCATTTTCTTGAACATAACACAATTTCAGAAAAAAGGCAAAAAAAATAATCGCATCTCTGCGATTTTATTATTTTGCACATGTACTTTTCCCTTTCATATGTACTTTTTGTAAAAGGTAATCAAAGGTAATCAGAACACTCGTTCATACCAAGTCCGCAAACCCTTGATTTTACTGCATAAATCGGGGCAACAGGATTTGAACCTGCGACCTCACGGCTCGCGTTTTAATCCGTAAACCCTTGATTTTAAAGGCTTTCCAGACTTGAGGTAATCAAAGGTAACCAAAAAGGTAATCAGAACCTATGTTCTTATTCATCCAATCCTTTGCACTTTTGACACAATTTTATTTTTTTCTTCCAAAGAGCTAACATCAAATGTATAATATTTTTCATTAACTTCTTCGGTATGCCCGAGTAGCGATGCAGCAACAGTGGCAGATACTCCATTGCACCTTAGTTTAGAATTTATTGTTCTTCTAAATGCATGAATTCCTCTTTCTTCTATTCCTTCCTGCCTGCATTTGTTTTTTAAGCATGACGATATTACAGGAGCATGAACCCTTCCATTTTCGTTTGAAAACAACCATTCACTAATATACCCATTGCTGATTTCTGCTGATTTTAATTTCATTAAAAGTTTTCGAATTTCGCCAGTCATAGGAAACCATCTGTTCATTTGATTTTTTGTTTTTCCTATATAGTATTCTTTTGTATTTCTATTGTATTTTTCTGATTTATTAATAGATATATAATTTTCATTTATATCTTCCCATTTTAAAGCCGAAATTTCTCCAACTCTCATCCCTGTGAGACTTGCAAAATATACTGCGTATGAGGGAATGTATTCTGGCTGTTCATCAAAATCCTTTTTGCAGCGATTAATAATTAGTTTAAGTTCATGGTCTGATATTGTATTATGACTTGAAGGCTTTTCTATCTCCGTGCAGTATTTATAAAATATTTTAGGTGAAAGAAATTCCATAGGATCATAATTCAATAAATGTTGTGACCTTGCACTATCTATTGTGTTTTTGATATATCCAAACAAAGTTTTACACGCTTTTTTGCAAAGTTTTTGATCTTTTACAGTTCTGACAATGAATACCTTTATATCTTCTTCTGTCATTTTCTCAATTTCTTTTTCCGTAAATTCTTTTTTTTCAAAATAACGTGTTCTATCTGTAGAATACTTATACAAAGTGTTATCCGTCACAAATTCTTTTTGAATTTCTATCCAATGCTCGTAAACATCCATAAATGTTTTAGGTTTTTCTGTTTTTTCTTTCTCGAAAGCAATAATATAATCTTCAATTCCCTTTCGGCTACTTCTTTTCACTAGCTTTCTAGAATTTTTTTCTGTATAAATATAAGTATACCAATTATTGTTTTTTCCCTGCCATATTTTATATTTTTTTAATATTTCTTCATTTTTCTTCATTTGTATTTCTTCAAGTACATGTGCAGGATTTATAATACCATTCTCAATAGCATATTTCAATATTTCATCCATAAAATTTAGGAGGAACCGGGAATTCCTTTTGCCGGCCGGCGGTTCCTGTTCCTCCTTTCTATTGATAGCCTGTTTTTTTTGATTTTAAGCGCTTATTTTGTTTTAACCATAACAATATTCACGAATATCATAAAAATTAATTTTAGCCGTTTTGGTCAAAACAATTATCATATTTCACAACAAATCAAATATATTGACCTGTCCATCAATCTGAGATTCTTCCAGATTGTAAAATTTGCAAGCTATATAATCTGGGTTCCAATCAATTTCCAGTTCGTATTGTAAACACCGCGGATGCTTATCACCATAGAAGAATCTGCAATCGGAACAGATATGCTGATAAGCTGTACCGCCAGACCGCTTATACATTTCGCTAATCTTCCTCATAAAATCACTCGCTTTACTCTTGATTTTCCTCTCGATTTTTTCTTGAAGATACCAGTTTTAACACAATCCCTCGGATCACATCCTCTGCTATGTTCTTCGATCAAGATATAATCACAGGTTGCATTTGTACTCCATGCATTTTCGCTCTTGCTGTAATAGTCGCATTTTGAGCATTGTCTCCGCTTTAAGCCTATAATTTCAGTGCTTTTTAATTCTCTCCATGGTTTTCTATCTGGCAATTTTCCGCACCTCCCAATCTGGCAGTATCTATAATTTTTAAAAGGTCTGGACTTAGTTTTCTTCGTTCTTGTTCTCTTTGTACTTCTGCCCGGTAAGTCCTTTGGAAATTAGACTGAACTACACTCCACCATGTGCCATCTATATTCCCTGATTTCGCCCATTCTTCTAACTGCCCCGGACTTGATACTGCTTTCTGAACTATTTCTGGAAGTTTAGAAAATTCTTCTTCCGCATGGTATATAGAGTTCCAAATTGCCCTTGATACCAGATTCCAAGCTTCTGTTTCGTTCAGTTCGTCAGACTGTGGCGCAAGGCTCTGCGCGCATTGCCGTAATGCAGCTATTGTAGGTTCTTTCCATTCAGTTTGCATATATTTCTTCAACCCAAAACTTAAAAGCTTGTAATCTAGGTCTTTCAAAAGTCCGTACCAAGTATCAAAAGCATATTGATCTGGCAGAAATGATGGAGAAGTGTACACAGCTTTCATTGCCTTTACCAGTACCGCCCATTCTTCTCTTGTCATACCCAATTATCCACCTCGCTTACCCTGTTTTGGATTTTCTCCATGTAGCTGCATGGTCTATTCGTAGACTTGTCTGCGTATTGCCCTTCAAATACTTTTGCGAAATTTCCAGGCTTTAAGAACCAGTCAAACGTAACCATCCAGCCATTTTTATTTTGCCCTTGTAAGAAGCTGCTATGGCGAATGTTTTCAATGGCTTCTAAGATATCGTCCATATGGTTCTGACGGATTCTAGCTTTTACTGCCTGTTCTCGTTTTGGTGTCATTCTTTTTACAGGAGTGATACCAAATTCTTCCAGAGTATTCCATTCATCAATGATTCGTTGGACGTCAGTCTGACGAATAGTATCTTTAGATACTATTAAATCATTTATATCTTTTTCTTTATCTTTATCTAATTCTGTATCTAAATCCAATTCTAAATCTTTATCTAAACCTATATCTTTATCTGAGTGCGTCTTTTGTTCGTCTATTTTGCGTCTTTTCTGCGTCTGCCTGTTTGAACGCTCTATTAGTTTGGTATCATCAATAGAATTTCCATTTGTCAGTGAGTAACTTCCGTTATCTTTCAATAGCAGTTTCTTTTTTTCGTCAGTGTATGAAGTTTCTATATATCTGTCTCTAGACAGGGTGTTGTGCATTCTCCAATGCTTAATAACAATCACGCCATCATCAAACAAGATAACAAATCTCTTGGCAATCAGAAGCTTCAAATCATCATCATTAGCACCTATTATTTTTTCAATCCTCTTTGGGTTTCCAATAAATCCATCATCGTCCGCTCTCATGTTTAGATGAAAATAAAGACATTGTGTTGATAACGGCATATCAAGGAAAGCATCTGTATCAACAATTTTCATTGTGAACATTCTTTTATTTGCCAATTTTGAAATTCCTTTCTCCAATCTCTGGATTTTTAAAAAGTGTTTATTTTAATTCAACTTCAATTCCATTGATTTTCAGTTCTCCATTTACCGGAACCACAAGAGATGGAACGCCGTTTATTTCTTTCAATTCAATCAGAGCAATTTTATCCGGCTGGATGCAGATTGTTGCATCTGGTGTTACAATTTTTGCAGTTTTTGAATTGTGGATATTGTCAAGTGCAGCAGGCTCATTACTGAAATACGTTTCCCAGTTTTCCTTGAAATCTGATAACTTCTCGCCTGGAACTCCGCAATATTCAAAAATCTGTTCCATTTCGTCACATGATACAGTTATCATCTCCGGGCTGTCTTTCTTCTGTTCTCTTACTTCCTGCAAAGATTCAATTAGGCTTTCAGTGAAATTGAATGTTGTATTTCCTTCGAAATTGTCCATGATAAAATCTGAAAAGACATTGATCTCATTGCCGGGTATACGTGGAATTGGTGTGCCAAGAACGTTTTCGATGAAGTCTGGATGAATATTCTTTATGTTTTTGTTGAAATACAAAGTTCCATGAATATCAGTACTTCTGTCATTGAATACAGGGAATAAGAATCCTGTTTCTGGTCTTGAGACTACCCAATCACGAATTCTGCCTTTGATGTTATTTTCAGCCACATCATAGCTAAGCCCAGCCTTTGAAAGATTTACTGGACAAATGCTGCACAGAATGTGTTCATAAATTTCTTCTGATGCATCGTGCATTTCGGTTCCATCAGAAGCTTTTCCTGGAATATCATATACTGCATGAATGAGAACTATGTAGTAATTTTCTGGATAATCGTAATTTTCAATCACTTTGTCGTAAAACTCATCCAAAAGATCATCATCTTTAAGCTTACTTGCTCTGATCCGCATAAGAAATTCCTGTGTTCCACCCTCTTTTTCCTGTGCTAATGGGAATTCAAGATTCATAAGGCTTTTTCCAAGTCTGCCAGACATGGTTTTCTTGAAAATGTCAAAATACTTAAACATTTCTTCCTCTGGAAGGGAAAGGAAAGCTTCTTTAATTTTGGTTTTCTTATTTTTTTCTGCATCCACATAACAACCACAAATGCGTGTGATTGCACAATTGGCTGGTGTAAACTGCTTCTTGATCTCTGTGATTTCTTTCTTATTCATGATTAATCCTCCCTATTTCTATTTTTATTTTTGATTTTTTCATAATAAAAAGTCACATCATCTGTAACAATTCTAACAATTCCAAACCTTTCTCCTACTTGAAACGGAATGCTATCCCTCATAAGTCTTTTTGGAATCCCAGAAAGATATTTTCTAAATTCTTCTGGTTTTAAAGCTGATTTGTAATGATTGCAAGAGCGACACGCAGGAAGCATATTGGAAATATCGTCCTCTCCGCCACAACGTATAGGATTTACGTGGTCTACTTGCATATCTTTATATTCCAATGCGCAACCACAGTAAGCGCAATACCCTTTGCATTTTTCATATACTTTCATGCGCTCTTCTTTTGATAATTTTCGCCTTTTTGGAATTTTCATATTTTCGCCTCCAGATTGTTATTTTTGATAGTATGAACAGACTATAAATAGAATCCAAAATGCACATAAGCACAATGCGTTTTCAATGTAATAAATTCTAATAGACACAGTAACAGCGGCTAAAATCCATACAATTGTTTTGACGATGCAGCTATAATAATTCTTTTTGACTAATTCTTTTTACCTCTCTCGCCTGTTTCTTTTCAATCCACTTATTAATTTTATCATCGGAAATCATGTACATTTGCTTTAACATTTCGATGCAGATCAACACATCAGCAATTTCTTCTATCATGTTATCACGGTTGATTTTTCCGCGCTTTGCCTTACTGATTGCTTGGATAAGTTCTGCGCATTCTTCCATGCAGACTGTACTTTGATTATTTTTGCCGTAGTGCTGAATGCTATCTGCGATAATACCTTTTTCAATCTTTATCCCTGTGATTAATTCGGCAAGATCCTTTGCACCAGAATCACACGCCCATGCTTCTTTTAGATATTTCTTCTGCCATTCATCTTTGATTTCTGAATCTCCCAAGAAACATAAATGCTGGTCTCTCATATCGGATAATATGTCTTTTGCTTCTTTAGTGTCCATTCTTCATCTCCTCCAACTTCTTCTCTATCGGATTAATAATCTCTTCCAACACCTGCTGCTCGTAATTTTCTTTCCAGAATTTTTCTCTTTTCCAAAATGGGGCTTTTTTAACCTTGCCGATTAAATCAATACACACCATGGCAGTTAGCATTCCCCAACATCCATCACAGGCTCTTTCATTGCACCAATTTTCAAATTCTTTAAATTTCATTTTTGAGTTCTTCCAATTTCTTCTCAGTTTCTTCACGGGTGAGGAATAATGATTCACCGATTTTATCTATATCCGACAACTCAAACACGCACTTGTCGATTGTACATGGCGTCTTATTTGGAATGCCTAAGATGTAATAAACTTCTGTTCCAACTTTACACGGCAATCTCACAAGCAAGCCCTGTTCTTCTAGTGTTTCGTACTCAGCAAGCTTTTTGCAAACTTCATTTACCAGATTACAATTATTGTCAATGCACTTTCCCATTCCACAGCATGGTTCTTCAAAGCATTTAGGAAAGTAAGCGTTTCCGATCTCAGTTGTCTTTGTTAATCTCTCCATCTACTTCACCTCTTCCATCTGACTTTCTACAGTATCTGCAAGTAACTTCAAGGACTTAATAAACGAGTCCGTCAATGCTGTTTTGTATGGGCTTTTAGTGAATGTTCTGACAAGGCTTACTGCATCCTTGATTTTTTCTTCATCTTCGACGATTTCAGATGCTTCACACAATGTTTTTTCATTGTCTCTGTAAGTAACAACCTTGCTACTATAAAAATTCAATAAGTTTGGAAACGGAATTTCGATAGGGTTTAAATGGTCTTCTCTCGCCCATGTGAATCCCTGAAGCTTTGCCATTTTTATAACACTCAAATATTCTCCCTGTGTCTTTACGAACACGCTCTTCCCTGTTAAATCAATCATCAAAATTTCCTCCTGTAATCTCATCAATACACTGGTTCCATCCTTCTGCAAAGCCAGCATCAGACGCAAGCCGGATTCTTTCAATTGCTTTTTGTTCTGAATCCATAATATTTACACTCCAAATCTTCTAACCAATTCTTTATTCAAATCTGGGATTCTTACATCTGTTTCAGATTCCAATTCCTCAATCATGCTCATAAAGCTTCTTTCGCCACGGTTCGCTTGTCCCACAAACTCATTTGCACAATTGATTACGTCTAAAAGCCTTTTGGTTGAAAATCCATGCAGTTTTCTTAATGCCAACATCATAGTTACGGAATTGATCGTATTCGCCCAGTCATCACCAGTATTGAATCCATCGTTATAGGCTTGATCTTGCATGATTTCCAACTCTTTACGTGAGTTCTGCATGGCTCTGGCGAATGCCTGTGACATTTGATTGTCACAAGCCAGCACCCTATTTTTCTTTGGTGCTTTCATCTTTAATTTGCTTCCCATATTTTTCCCTTTCGTATCTGTATTCCGTCAAACGGTATGCTCTCGATATTCCCGGATGTTCTGTGGCAATCAGAGAATCCATCTCCAATTGCCGCATATGTCTCTGGACAGTGCATTTTGTGAGGTCTGTCCCATCCATGATTTCTTCGTAAGAAGGCATATATCCGTGTTTCTCAAAATACTCCACCAGAAATCTGTAAATATCGTTTCTGGCAGATTGTCCCTCATTATATTTTCTCTGACGGTAATTCATACGCAAAACGGCTATTCTGCCGCAGTATTACTTTTCTCTTCACGCATTTTATTTAATCTTTCCGCAGCTTTCTTTTTCGTTTCGTCGGAATATTTTCTTGGTGGATTGATTTTAATGTAGGAATAAGGCAAGTGGGCGAAAATAGATCCATCGTTATTTCTGGCAATAATTTTCACATCTTCTGGAAATTCCTTTTCTAATTCCTCGCATCTGTTCTTCCAGGCACTTCCATTCTTGGCAGTAAGCCCTACATAATCTCTTCCGGGAATCCACTCAATAACACATTCATTGGTATTCTCTGCCATGTAATCACTCTCCTTTTAAATAATCAAAGATTGATATTTGCTGATAACATTGTTTTACGATAAAAAATCCTCAATACTCATTTGTCCTACCGGGCAATCCATTACATTTCCATTCAGTGCTTCTTCTACATTTGCTTTCATTTGTTTAAAATAGCTTTCTTTAAGTTCACATGAGATTGCTCTTCTTCCAAGTGTTAAAGACACAAATGGGGTGGAACCGATACCACCGAATGGGTCAAAAATTATATCTCCTGGATTGCTCCATAATTCAATGCAGCGCTGAATAACTTCCAGCTGCAAAGGGCAAATATGACGTTCGTCCTTATCTTCTCGTGCAGATTTTTTCTGTAATGTATCGCTCTGCCTAATGTCCATCCATACTGGACTTGCGTAGTTTTGCCACACATCAACAGGAAAAGTCTCGTGTGTATGCGAAATTCGTTCTGGATTTTCTCCTGGCTTTCTCATTGTGACAATATAATCCGGGATTCCCTGCCTGTTCATTGCACTATCTTTTCTAATCTGCTTATGCAGCAGTCCCAATGCTTTTGTTCTTTGCATTTCAGTTACTGGATTTTTCCAGATGGTAACCTTACTATGGTAAATAAATCCGCAATCTTCAAAAATCTGTCGCATGATTGCTGGAAAGTCTTTCAAGCCAATCACGCCGTCACGCTCTTTCATAAGCGGCAAGTCCATACAATGAAAACTAAGTAATCTTCCGGGCATTGTTATTCGATACAGTTCTTTTGCCAGATAGATAAAATGGTTGTAAAATTCATCATCTCCCTTACTATTCCCCATATCCCGGTCACTGTTACTGTATGTATACAAGCTAGAAAATGGTGGTGAAAATACTGTATAATGAATACTTTCGTCCGGGATTTCTTTTGTGATTTCGCAAGAATCGCCGTTGTATATTGCGTATTTTTCTTTAACAACCTGGTCTAAAACATTCATGCTGTAAATTCCTCCCAATCTGGCAATTTCATTTCTTTTGTTGGCTCATAAGGCGTACTTATACGGCAAGTGCTTTTAAGCTCTTTTTTTGTTATTTCCTTTGTTAATTCTGTCATTTCAGACTGCATTTTCTGGAAATCACATTGCTTCCTTTCAATATTTTCCTTTACGCAGCCTTCCTTCGCGGAAATAATAATGTAAACATTCACAGGCTTCTCTTGCCCGAACCGCCAACACCGTCTGACTGCTTGGTAATACTGCTCATAGCTATCTGAAAGTCCAGTAAATATCATATTGTGGCAATTCTGCCAGTTCATGCCGAACCCTGCAATTTTGGGCTTTGTGATAAGGCATTTGACCGTTCCATCAGAAAACGCCAGCATAGAGTTGCTTTTATATTCTGATTTATCAGAGCCTTTTACTTCCACGGATTCAGATATCAGTTCGCTTAATCTTGCTGATTCGTCATTTAAATCACACCATACAAGCCATTTCTCATTTGAACTATTTACAAGTTTCGCAGCTTTTTTACATCTAAGTTCAAGACTTTCCTTTCTGGCTTCTCTTCGTTCTGTAAGTGTTAATGATTCTTTTATCGGCTCATTTCCGTCTACAATAATTTCGTTAATGTTAAGTTTCGGAAGATCGTAGCCAGATACTTGATACCCGATATTTGCTGGGTTATCTACAAATACACTGAATGTTGCCAGCCATTGCCAGAATACATCTGTTGCATGCCCCTTTAATCTCCATTTAGATGTTTGTCCACCGTCATGCACAAAGAACATTGATAACATTTCCGACCGTGTCATAACGCCGCAAAATTCGCTGTGATTTCCTATTTCCATATAGTCATTGGGGGCTGGTGTTGCAGTACAAGCCAACTTATAAGGAACTGAATGAAAATTCTGAATAATTGCTGTTCTGACTTTTCCAGAATAAGATTTAAGAATACTACTTTCGTCAAGTACAACTCCCACAAATTCATTTGCAACAAATTTATCCATTTTTTCATAATTGGTAATATTAATACCGCTGATACATTCAGATTGGCTTTCCACAACTTTTGCAGTATAACCAAATTTTTCAGCTTCACGCTTCGTTTGATCCGCCACAGCCAACGGTGCAAGAATAAGAACCATTCCACCAGCGTGTGTGCAAACTTGATGTGCCCACGAAAGTTGCATTGGTGTTTTTCCTAAACCGCAATCAGCAAATATGCAGGCTTTTCCTTTCTTTAAAGCCCATCTCACAATGTCTTTTTGAAATTCATACAACATTGGATTTAATTCCGATTTATCAATATCAAACCCACTGCTTTCAAGAACAAATCGTTTGCTCTTTAAAAAATCTTCATAATTCATTTTTAAAAGAAGCCCGGTGCACCCTTACGTCAGCTGAAGGCAAGCTCCTTTCATTTTTTATTTTTTATCTTTGGAATTTAGCCAGTAGAACTACTGGTGTGTTAGAATCAGTGATAGTTTTCTTCATTGAGTAAGTCGTTGAATTTTTCCAACGCCTTAATAGATACTTTGTTATTTGCTTTTTCTGGTCTGATTGATACGTTTAAGTGAGTATCAATAATGTGCGTCAACTCTCTTGCAAGTGTTTTCTTTCCTTGCTGAAGTCCCTGTCTGTATGTCTTGGGCTGTTTATATTGCCCTGTTACTTGCTTTCCAGCTAACTGGCCACCAGCTGTAATGTTGTACATCTGGAAGCCTTTATCTGCAAAAGCCTTGATTGTTTCAATTTCTTTCTGGTCAAGTTCATCCTTTCTACATGTTCTATATGAAAGTTTCCATCCAGTAGGATTACTTTCACTGTAAAACTTATGCTTTTTAAGGCTTAATGCTATATGGTCATATTCTGCTAAATGGCTCGCACATCTCTCACGAAGTCTAAGCGCTTGTCCCACGTAGCTGCGTCGAATCCCTGCTTCGTCTATCCTATAAAAAGCATATATGCCACTTGTATTTGGTATCGAAGGGCATATTGATTCAATCATTTTTTCTCTCGCATTTTTCATTGCATATATTTTTTTATAATTTACTTTTTGCATTTCTCCTGCCCCTTAACGGTGTGGTTAGTATTTCTTCGATAGACCATCCTAATTCTTTTCTATGATATAAACAGTGTGCGTTTATGCCTATAATTTCAGCCCATTCAAGAACTCTATACTTTTCTCCATTGTATTCCCATATTGCAGATTCAGATAAATTCTTACATCTCTTGCTACAATAAACAGCGTCATTGAAATGTCCACCTCTCTTGGCATTAAAAGGTTTGTTACAAATTGGGCATATTTTTGTATAATCTTTAATAGTTGGGTGATCTTTGTAATAAAGAATTTTACCGCATCTTGGACTGCACGTCTTTTGCCCTTTTCTTTGCTTTAGTTCAAATTGTTTTCCACAAACAGGACATATTAAATACTTGTTTTCTTTTGGTATAGAGTTTCTTTTATTTTGTGCCTGCTCAGCATTTGTAATAAAACGGCAGTTATCTGGTTCATAATTTCCGTTTACGTCTATTCGGTCAATGGTTAAGATATTTATTCCATTACTTGTTTTTTCTTCCTTATATCCATTCTCAATTGCCCATTTGTAAAATAATGTGAAATTATTTTTCCATTCATCACACATTACTATTCCACGCCCGCCGTAATTTTTGTACGATTTACATGTTTTACAATAGCAACGATATTTAATACTCTTCCAAAGTGGGTACAGCCTTCCACAGTTATTAGATAGCCCATGTTTTCTGCTCATATTGCCAATAATTTCTCTATGCAGACATCCACATGACTTCGTTGTTCCTCTTTGTAACCCTGCTTGTCTTACAATAGTTTTATTTCCACAATCACAAATGCATTCCCAGCGCTTTGTTCTAACCCCTTTGTCTGAAATAGCATCTTCTGCTCTTTTTATGACGGTGAGTCTCCCGAATTTCTTGCCTGTCAAATCAATAGTTTTACGCATTAAAAACTCCTTTTTCTGCACACTTCCTCATCACGAAAACTTTTCTATAATTCCTCTAACATCCCCCCCTTTCAATCTGGTCAATGAGTTTCTTGCATTCATCTTTAACATAGGCAAGTGAACGAATTTTGCAATCTGGATCTTTATTTAATTCTCGCCAGTAATCTCCCATTATTTTAAGCATTTTTTTGAAGTCTGGTTCTTCCCCGAAATACTGTTCTGCTATCTCAATATCATAACCATCGAAACAATGAGCGCAGTCAAATCCAATCCACCATGTATCATCATCGTCACAATCGTGTAGAAATGGTTCTGAATAAGTAACTCCACCATGACAGTCAAGATAACCTAAATCATCAACACTTTTCTTTGCTAACTTATGGCTGTAAGGTATACCAACATATCCGCATCTGTATGCTCCTGGCATAAACAGAACCACATATGGATAACCTTTGTATGTAGACTTTGTTTCTAAAACTGGTTTCATTTAATCACTCCCATTCACTCTCGTATTCATCTTCGCCCTCATCATAGTAACCATTTTCCATGATTTCTTTGAATGCAGCTATTGCCTTTCTGAACCTGTCACGCAAAACCTGTTCTTTCTGTTCAAGATCATCAATAACCTTTTTTCTTTCTGCGATTTCTTCTAAAAGAGATTTATTCTCTTCTTCAAGATTGTATCTGGCAATGCGTTTCATGGTTGTTGGGTCAAGTTTTACAATTTCCTTTCCAGTAACGTAAAGAGTTGTTGGATTCATTATTGCCGGCGCATACGTTCTTGTCTCGCCATAAACCGATGTAGTTTCTATTTGTTCTGGCGGTTCAGTAATATCCTCAATAGATTCAACATCAAAGCACATCATTTTCTGATTGCTAAAATAAATAATCTGTCCTGTTTGTACCATTTCATCACTCCTAACTAAACGGAAATTCATCTTCCATACTGCCTAAATCTGGCACATCCATGAAACTAGGTTCCGGCGGCGGTACTGGTCGTGTATCTGGTTTCTGTGGATTCTCTGTCTGACCTTTGTTTTCTGCAAAATCATGTGATTCCACAAAACAGTCATTTGTGTATATTTTTTCACCATTTTGGTTCGTATAACTTCCAGTCTGCCATTTCCCTCTAATATTAATTTTCATTCCTTTTTTCAGAAATTTCTCAACAAATTCTGCATTCTTTCCAAGTGCTACGCATGGTATAAAGTCGGCTTTACGCTCTGTGTTCTTTCTTTTTTCTCTATCAACCGCCAATGTGTATCTGGCAATCTTAGTGTCGTTAGTTCCCATTCGTATTTCCGGGTCAGCTGTCAGCCGCCCGGATAATACAACTACATTAAATCCCATACAATCACCTCTCAATCTGAATGTCGCATCTAATAAGTGCGTGTTTGATTTTCTTTGTATTTCCTGTTACAGTTTCTTCTTTCCCGATAACAAAGGAAATATCATCTTCTGTTACGTTGAATCCTTTTGTTTTGATATGCTCCATGATGATTTCTTTAATTTCATCTGTGCCGATTCCGATTGTTATTTCCAATGGTGTTACCTCCCTGGTTTGTATACTGGTGGCATTGGTTGCCATGCAATGACTGGGTAATATGCAATTCCGTGTTCTTCTACCATGCCCCATCTTCCACCGCCTAAATATGTAAGGGTTGTTGGTAACTCGGCGTCTTTTATGGTAACGTTGTATTTTATCTTATCTTCTGGGCTTTCTCTCACATCTGGCTCTGGCGGTAACTTCACATCTGTTGGAATCCACATATCCGCAGGACTGTAGGAACAGATCAGTTCTTCAACTTTCTTGATTGCGTCATTCCAACCTTTGTCGTACTTACATTCCTGTTCGGAAGGTTCTGGCTTTTTCAGTTTGTCAAGTGTTTTTAAGAAGATTTTCATTGATTAATCCTCCTTGACTTTCTCAATAGTTTCTTTTATTGCTTCTTTCACAGCCTTGGTTTTAATCATCTTATCTGCCAAGGCTTTTGCCGCTTCCTGTACGATCACGTTTTTATTCTCTTCTAGTATCTCGGAAATATGAGAATGTATCATCCTACACAACGGCTCATTGGTTTCTCTACTACCATATAACTCTTTTTTATAAATAACTCCTTTGATTTCTTTGGTAATTTTTTCAACTACCTTGTCCTCAACATTTTTACGGATTTCCTTTGCAATTTCTTCCTCATTGACACCAATCGTTACTGGTACGCTGAATACGCTCATTTTCAATTTCCCTCCCCTATAGCTATCACATCACATCCAATAAATACCAATTCCTCATGTTCACTAATTCCATAGCCGACAGATCTTCTTCCTACTTTAAAAAATACATTATTTGTATTAACCGTAACTCCTTCAGTTTTTTCCATATAATCAGAAACAATAGCTTTCAAAATATCTTCATTTAAGAAAGCCTTTCTTTCGACTATTTGATGTTCTTTTGGCATATATTCAAGCCATGTCTCTATACCTTTGTATTCTTTTCCTTCTGTGTCAGTCCATTCGCCATTTCCAGTATATGCAAGCATGATGATTCTTTCAGAGTTTTTCAGCTTTACATAATACAAACATGCGGTATCATCAGTTGGAGCTTCTGGAAGCATATCTCTTACTGAGCGCCATGCACTAGTTGAAGGAATTGTTTTTCCTGCTTTACGGTCTACATGCTCCTGTCCTTTAATTACATAGTTTCTAAATTTTTTTGGCATTAATTTTCTCCTTTCAATTATTCAGTCGAATTGTTTTCCTTATCATCTTCAACTGCTTTCCAAATACAATCCATAACAGATGCATAATCAAGCAGTATTTCTCTTTCTCTGATGTTTCTTCCGTCTTTTTCATGCCAATCTCTCACTATATAAAGTTCGGCATTTGCAGAAAGAATATCTGTTTTCATGTCCCAGTATTTAATATGAATTTCATAAGCTGCATTTGCAGAAATTGGATTTACATAAATTCCTTTTGTTACTTCTTTCCAATCTTTTAATTCAATTGATACCATCTATTTCTCCTTTCAAAACGGACATAAGTCCAAATTAACTTCTAGCCCCGGTCTGGCAATCTGCACCAGGGCATCATCCCAAACCACCGCTTCTTTTATCTCCTTCAAAATCTGTTCCGGGTCAGCTGCTTCATTACTCAAATGCACCAATGTTACCGTCCGCAATGCCGCTGTACGGTTTGTATTTACCAAGCTTTTGCAAGTATCTAAGGAACAATGGCCTTTAAGCCTGTGCGTGTAATTTTCGGCTGTTTTATCAACCAATTCTCCACAGTAGTTGCACTCAATAACCAAGTGATTCAGTCGCATTGCCTTGAAGTTGTATCGGCAAAACTCAAAGTCTGTCATGTACAACAGCTTTCCCATCTCTTCATGTTCCACGATATACCCATAATTGAAACATTGAATAAGTTGCCCTGTGTCCTTATCCCTTGTAGTATGCGGCAAATAGAACGGTATTACTGTAAACGAGCCAACCCGAAATGGTCTTTTTTCTGGAACGCCTTTCATTAATTCGCCAGTGATGATTTGAAGATGTTCCACGGTTTCATCATTGGTGTAAATCCGAATGCCTAAATTCATTAGATTTTTAAATGATTCACGGTGATCGCTCAACCGTGTTCATGGGTAAGAAGCACGCCAGAAACATCACTTGTTCTGTAATCAATAGCTTTCAGAATGTCTTTGTATTTGCATCCGCAGTCAAGAAGAAGCATTTCTCCGCTGTTGGATTTCAAAACATAGCAGTTTCCATGTGTACTCCCTGTATTTACTATTCTCATGAACATTTTTCATCACCTCGCTTTCTGTTTATTTGTAGCTATTTAAAATTGAAGAAGCAGTTTCTCCAATCATATTTTTATCGTCCTGCTGATATGGAGGAGCTCCGCGCCATAATTCTTTCATATCTTTTAAATCTGTAGCCACCATTGCGTCCCTTATTAATTGAAGCTCTTTAAGCGATAATTCCACAGTCACAATGGAATCCCAATTTATTTTCTTTCTTCCTATTTCTTTCATACTTCATCATTCTCCGGGAACTGAAACACAATGTTTGCAGGCTCGAATTTCATATCTGGGCTGTTAACCATGGTTTTAATGATTCCGAAACCTCTTGCAGCCATTTTTATGCATTCTTCGTAATCATCATCGCTCATTTCAATGTTTTGTGCTAAAAACATTCCTGCATACACTTTATGCAAAGCTTTCATAGCTTTTTGGGCTTTTTCATCTGTCGAATAACGAGCCATGACTGTTCCTTTTTCGCCTACCATTGGCACATATGCTCTTATGATATTTCCAATTCTGCTTAATGATGTGATTTCATAAGGAACATCAATTTCCCCATTCTGACTTGCTAATCTCATTCCTACTCACCTCCGAAAAACGTTTCTCTCATATCAACAGGCTTATATTTTTTATGCATTAAAGCTTTGTTCTTTCTGGCTCCCTGTGGGTCATTGCAGACAAATGATTTGCATATCTCCGGTCTAACAGGGTAGATTGAACATTTCTCTTTTGCCTTATCGTCCATCAGAAACGGACAGGTTAAATCCATTAATGAAGCAGTGAAATTATGTCTGCATTCCTTGATATGGTGTTTGCGAATGTACCACTTAATCTGTTTGATTTCCTTGGATGATATCGGTAGAAAATTTGAACAACACGAACCGCATTCTGAACATTTCCCATCTACCGTGAAATCATAAAGTCCGCTGTTCATATTGCTTACAACTTCTTTAATTGTTTCAATTACACTGCTACTCATATCAGTTTTCCTCATTCACGACAATACCGCCGTGGATAATAACTCTCTTTCCGTCAGAATCATCAAAGTAAACTTCATTCTCTGATTCGGAAACATCAAACTTTCCAGACCAGGACTTAATTTTACCGCCGTTGTAATCGTAAACAGTTACGGTACGGTTCAGACCGCCGTCAATATCACTGGATAGTGATTTTAATGATCTGCTACAGGAAGAACAACCACTAAACATTGTGATTGCTGTAACCCCTGTGATTAATACTGCTATCTTAATACATTTATGCTTCATTTTGGCTCTCCTTTTACATTGTAAGTCGGATTATAATGAGTACCACATATGTAATAACATTTAAAAGAATAATTAAATTGGTTCGATTGTATTCATTTTTTCGAATAAAAGTTACTATCCATATCAAAAGTGCTATTGAAAGCAAAATAATAAGCACAATTGTGGAAGTTTCCATCCTACATTTCCTCCTGGCTCATAAATGACGGAATTTCTGTTTCCACTGGCTCTGCTGCCGGGATTGGTTCTTCTGAATATCCGTCAGATTCCACAATAAATTCCTCACTATTTGCTCTTTCATCAATTTCATTCTGAACTGCTTTTTCTGGATCAGTTTCTACTTCTACGCCAGCATAAAAAGCATTCTGCTGTGTTGGATTCTCGAAATCCAGTTCAATGTGCTTGCACAGTCTATGTAATACAGTCTTTTTGTACATTTCCCCTGTGAAGTTTTTCCAAGCTGGACTATTTGAAGCCTTACTGGACTTTCTTGTGTTTTCAAGGTCTGCCAAAGTCATAGTATCGTAAGCCATGCCACCATCTTTATAAAGAACAACTGCGAATGCTCCAATGATTTTTCCATCATTAAATGCTTTTGGATTGAAGCTAAATGTCTGTTCTCCATTTTCGATGGATTCCTCAAAATCATCACCCTCACGAACCAACTTTGCATAAATATCCTTTATTGGGCGAATAGAGTATTTCTTTGCCAGCTTCTTCGCCCCTCTGTAGTCCGTTTGGTAATTAAGTTGATTTCCATATGGAACCAAGTAACACTCTTTTGAATAAAAATCCAAGCCCAAATAAGCGCCCTTCATCAGTCCAGACATCAACTGTGCTTTGCTATATTTCTGCAACTGTGGATTATCATTTACCAGAGCAAGTGCATTCTGTACGAATCTTGCCTTGTTAAAATCTTTCGGGAGTGCTTCTGCTACTGAATTTAACTTTTCAGTAAGAGCTACGCTAAATGTCTGCGGTTCCTGGTTTGCTACCTGTGTTGTTTCTGCCATATCAATTCTCCTTTTTCTTTTTTATATTTTTCTCTTAGGTGCATGCATAGTGAATTGAAATATATTGTTCTATCCTCTATTGTGCTATTATGTATTATCCTGCTGTGGCGAAATCTCAATCCACCGTGAATGCACCCAAGAGTTATGCTCAGTGGCATATGAAACAGGATGAAGTGTTGTGTCCTGTCCTGTTATTTGCTTTATTGGAATTTTATATCCTGTTGTGATTTCCGGGCATTCACCCGGATTCATATGTCACCGATAGTTACCTAATTAAATGATAGTTACATTGTCCGGGTTGATGTGATATCTTCCGTTTCCATTTGCTCTCTGTGTTCCGATTCCAATGTACTTTCCACTGGTTTCAATCAGCTGCAATACTGTTTCATATGGAAATACAATGTCCGGGCAAGATACTTCAATAGTAGTTCTCCAATTATGGAACACATTACTGCTACAAAGAACCGGGCTTGCACTGATTCCAGAAGTCGGAACGATCTTATTTACCACCTCAACAGATTCAAAGTTTACCGGGCAAATAGAACCTTCGATTGAAAGAGAACGCTTTATATCTGTTCCTTTCTTTCCTGTGGAATCTTTGAAGAAAGTAATAAATGTTTCCGTGAATGATTTCTTGAATGCCTGGGTAAGAATGCAAGGTCTGTTGTTTGCCATGTAATCTTTCCACTCTTCCTCGGTGTAAAGGGAAATATCTTCATCGTGGAAATTAATTGGTTTTTCCCAGTGAATACCAGTAATTAAGCCCTCCCAAACATTCTTGGGCTGATTGTAAATAGCTGGCATTTTGAAGCCTTTGTCCTTGGACTGCTTGAAACATTCAGCCTGTTCATAGTAACGGCTTCTTTTGTGAAGAATGAGGTCTGTGTCCCCAATTAACTCAACTCTTAATGTGGTTTCCTTTAAAGGTTCGATTGTGATGTTTTTTGCCATGTTGCTTTCCTCCTAAAATAAAATGATTTTTTATTGTTTTTGTTTGCGCAAACACTCAAACAGATTAGTAACGCTATGCTGTAATGTAATGTTTTGTGCTGTCATGCGCTGTTCTGTTCTGCGAAACTAATCCGCTTGAATCTTTGTGCAAACTCCAAATGTACTTAGCAAGCAGTAGAATGTGTTATATTTTACTGTCGTGCGCTGTTCTCTATTGTGCGAAGATATAATTTTCTTAGCAGTGTTTCTACTGCCAACTAAATACACTTGGTGGTTTATCTACTTGGTAGGTAACATGAAGTGTCATGTTCTTTGATGTATTATAATTTCATATCCTTTATTATTTTGTTCTTTGGCATCTCATGCCACCTACCCAGGAGATAATTTTGTTTGGATGAGCCGCTTTGCAGACGATATAAAAGTCATGGTTTGTTGCGGTGTAGTGTAATATCATGTTTTATACTTTCGTGTTCTGTTTTACACTGTACTGACGTTTGTACCGCCTACAAAACAGCCCATCCGTTAAGTGTTGTGTCCTATTGTGTTCTATTTCTTGCTGTTATTATCTGTCTTATTCTTTCCTATTCTGTTTTAAGTGTTCACAACACTTGTCACTCTGCATAAGTAATCTATTCTATCCTGTTATATGCTGTTTTGCTTTGTTCTTTCATATTCTTCTACTTATGCAGACTGATAAATGCTGTGGTTCCCTACGGTCATAAACCTGTATTGAACTGAGGTGTAATGTAATGTTTTCTGTTATTTTATAATCTAATAAAGCGTTTTTTTATCCTTTCAATACAAGCATATCAACGTAGAAATTTCGCCGCTACTGCACTCATAAGCCCGTAAGAATAAGGTGCTTTGCTGTGCTCTGTGATATTATGTATTGTCCTATTTAGCAATATAATGTGCCATAATATAGTTTGATTTCTTCCTACTCTTGCAGGCATATCAGCACAGTAGCGGCATTCATGTTTAATTAATCAGTTCCCAAACTTCTTCGTATTCAGAAATATTCTGGTATTTCTGCTTCACTGCCAGAAGTTCATTTCGGCAACGCTCTAAAAGTGCTTCGTATTCATCCGGCTGTTTCAAAATAAGCTGTGTTGGCTTATATCCGCTTTTTCCATCTGTTTTGTAAAACACTCGAATTGCTGTCGGCTTTGGCTTGTTGTCAATATCCTGTTCCACGATTTTTAACTGACAAACTATCTGTCTGGCTTCTTGGATTCTGTATTTTTCAGCTGCTATGGAATCATCCCATGTAAAGCACTTATGTAATTCTGTACTTTCGTCCCTTGCTTTCTCAAGAATCTGTTGTGGTGTAGCTGATTCCATCTGATCGCAAATTTCCATGATTTCAGACGCACATTTTGTAGCATCTGCCTTGAAAAAATGTTTTCCCCATGTTGCTGTTAGCATTTTCCCCTCCTGTTTGTCAGATTACTTTCAAATCCCCATCTGTCACTCTTAGCACAATCATCTGCCTGTCTAACATAGGTATCCTGCTTTTGTCAATGCTCTCAGAATCATCAATCCAAAGCGGAAGATTCAGCCCATTCATTTCCTGTAATCCATTCAGTAAATCAACCTCGCAAAGAATTTTGTCGGAATGATTCAATCCGCTGTTGTAGTCGATTCCATTACAGATCATCTTGCAAGTTTCCACTGGATTTCCCTCAATCGTGTAATCAAGGAAACTGAACTGGAAATGCTTAAAGTATGGATTGATTTTCTCTGCCAGTGCTTTATTTTTCTGAATTGAGAAGTTAAGAACGGTGTCAATGTTTTTTTCAATATCAGCTTGAACTTGTCCAAGGCTTTTCAGTTCCTCATTCAGTTCGGCTACTCGCTTTTCTTTTTCTGTGACTGCTGCCTGTGCAATCTTAATGTCTGCATCCACATTGGAAATCTGTTTCATGACATTGCTGATCTGCATTCTTAATTCCTGTTTCTTTCCAGGAACATCATCAAATGATTTCAGTTTCTCTTCAAATTCTGAAATTCTCGCTGTAACCGCAAGATATTCTTCATCATTTTTCATATCTACAGATTCTGGAAGCTCCGTAAATTTGGACTGTTCTTCCTCAATCTGCTTAGTGAGTTCAGCAACTTCATCCTGTGCCTCACTGATTTCCGACTGTAATTTGTTGATTTCCTCGTTAGTTTTCTTTAATTTTGCAGCGGAAGTATTTCCAAGATCACAAGTTCCTTTCAACTGGTTCTGTTTTGCTGATTCCCAGTTTTGCTTTTTGGTTAATTCATTTTCAATTCTAAACTTCTTCTTTTCTTCAAAGGAAGCTCTCAATTCGGAAACTTGTTCTTCTGGCAGCTCTTGTCCACAGGTAGGGCAAATAGTATCAGAATCATTGAATGTTTCAGCTTCAATGGCCTTCAGTCCAGAATCATCCCACTCCATTTCCTTGATTCTCGGATAGTCCTGTCTGGCTCTATCCAAGTCAGCTTTTGCTTGTTGTGCTTCCCTTATGTGGTTATCCAGTTCCATTCCAATAATACGAATGCTTGATTCCTTTTCTGATTTTTTTAACCTAAGTTCGGAAACTGTATCAGAAATGAATTTTTGTCTGGCTCTTAACCATTCATTCGCTTTGCTAACCAGACCATCCCTGGAAGATTTCAAACCACGGATTTCATATGAAAGGCTGTCATAGCCTTTTGCTGAATCTTCAAGAATCCGTTCCTGTTCTTCCAGTTTGGAAAGCTCCGCATTAAGCTCCTGTTTTTTGGATTCTAGGGAGGAAGTGTCTTCCGCTTCAACACTTCTATTGGTTTCATACTTGATTTCCGTGTCTTTTTCATCGCATCTCTTTTTCTGATCTCTTAAATCTTTTCTTAATTTTTTCAGAGTGTTTTCTATAGAATTTCCTTTTGTTATTTCGCTTAAAGAAACATATTGAGGATTGTCTAAAATAAATTTATTTACGTCAAATCCTGCCATCTCCCCAAGCTTTTTTCTGGCTTCCGAAGTGGATTTCTGTAAAATATCAAGAAAAGTTTTTGGATTACTGCACATCAGAAGCGTTGAAGGTTCTGCTATTGACTGGATGAACTCGGTATAATCCTTTGATTTAGCCGGGAATCCGTCAATTTCATAAGAAGTTTCATTTCCATCGAATACCTCTTCTGACTGTCCTCTTGGTTTTCTCCACTTTTGCTTTGTGATTTTGCGGATCACTTTTTCTTTCCCATCAATCGCAAGTGTAAGTTCTCTTACAACATCAACCTTTGGCACTTCCACGCCATTTTCTTTTCTGCGAATAGAAGTAGGTTCTGTACCATTCGCCATCTTACCTGTCAGAACGTCCAAATATGCGTCCTGCAATGTGGATTTTCCTTCTCTGTTTCTGCCGGAAATCTCTGTTCTTGGAAACAAATCTACAGACTTACTCGGAAACTTCTTGTAATTCTCCAGCGAAATTTTTTTCACTTCCACTTTCATGCTCGATTATCCTCCCTATTGATACCTCATATGCGGTTCTGATCTCTACTTCATCACCAGATAATTTTTTATGATAAATCCGGCTCTGGATTCTTCCGATTATTTTTACGAAATCTCCAACCTTGAAATCAGCAGCTTCTCTGGCTTCTTTCCGCCATGCTATACATGGGATATAATCTGTTCTTCGTAAATCATATTCATTGCAAGCAATCATCAAATCACAGATTTCTTTTCCTATTAGTGTTTTGCGGTAAATAGGCGGTTTGCAAAGATAACCTTCCAGAATGATTTTGTTTTCACCTTCTGTGCTCCCATCACCTTCTCCACACCAGATTGTTTCCGCTTTGATTTCAAGAATCAAATGTGACTTTCCACTTTCATGTTTGTTTGAAGAACTGTATCTCCCTTCAACATAAGCGTGTTTTCCAATCTTTAAACCTTCCGTCTGCTTTTCTTTAACAATTACTGGAAGCAAATCTACGTTTCCACTGGTACGCTTTGCACCAATATAAAATCTTGCGAATTTTTCTCCGTCCTTGAAAAACGTTCCTGGCTGAATGTCCATTATTGCGCCAAATATCTGAACTTCATTCTTATTATTCTTCATCCTCCAATTTCTCCATTTCTTTTACGGAAATCTCATATACACTTTCCGTTTCTTCTCCATTAACATAAACATCACGGCTCATTAACCTGCCAGTTACTTTAATGTAATCATTCCTTTTAACGTCTACCGCCAGATCAGCACCTTTTCCCCATAAAGTACAGCGAGTAAAGTCGGATCTTTCTGAAAAATCTCTTGGAATTGCTACGAAAAGATTTGAAACTTTCCTGTGCGTTACTGGCGTAAGTTTTGCATATGGCTCTTTCGTGCAACTTCTGGCAATAAACTCTACTTCGTTTATATCACCATCCGGAACCTGTTCTTCCAGGATTTCCACTTTATCAGCTGCGATATAATTAACATTGTGGTGCTTATTTGGATTTTTAGAAGTGTCCATGCTTCTGATTGCTCCTGTTACCACAACTTCTTTTCCGTTATAATCATTATCACGTACAATGGGATCTTCTATAACGATTTGGAACATATCTACTGCACCACTTTTACGAATAACTGTCAGCATGAATTTGTAATAATATCTTCCGTAATGTTCGTGGCTGAACACTATTTCCCCGGCTCTACCTGATAATCTTACTTTATTTAATCTTTTCATTTACTTTTCCTCCGTTCCTAATATAATAGGAAGAAACATTATTGAGAATAAGACGGTTGATACGAAGAACACCCCAATAACATCAAATGATGTAAGCATCCATGTAATTGAGAAGATTACTGTAAACATCCCTATCCCCACAAATATTTCTTCTATTGTCTTTACCACCTCTTTCATTTTGTCCTCACTTTCTTCTGGATGTGGTTACTACAAGTGCAGTTGCCAGAATAGCGATAATTACATTTCTTGCCATCAGCTTTTCTTCCAGATCAGCAATGATTTCACTGGAAAGTGGCTGATTTTCGCCATTTTTTTGCATAAAAAGTCCTCCTGTTATATTTTTGTTTGTCAAATACAGGAGGTTGTGTTATAATAATCCTGTATTTAACTAACTCATTCTTAGTTAGATACCGTCCTGGTTGGTGTGACCGCACCTTCCAGGGCAACTTAATCTACTTCTACAAATTTTCCGTCTTTCAACATATAGAAAGTATCTTCTTTAATGTTTTCTCCATCTACTTTTGCTGATTTAATATCTACAATATGATATTCATTATTAATTTCTTTCCACTCAGTCAGAACAATAAAACATCCGATTTTTCCCTTAGCTTTTGATTTAATTCCTGTAGCTAACGCAATGCTTTCTTTTCCTTCGACAATTGCCGCTGACTTATTTCCGGTATTGGTTGCCGCTGAATAATCTCCGGTATTGGTTGCCGCTGACTGATATCCGGTATTGGTTGCCGCTGAATAATCTCCGGTATTGGTTGCCTCTGACTTATTTCCGGTATTGGTTGCCGCTGAATAATCTCCGGTATTGGTTGCCGCTGACTGATATCCGGTATTGGTTGCCGCTGAATAATCTCCGGTATTGGTTGCCGCTGACTGATATCCGGTATTGGTTGC